ATGAGTGGCATAAAAACCGACAAAAAACCGCCTTTGACGGTTAAAAACCGACATGAGACCGACATGAGACCGAAGAGGGTACGAATGAAAAACATCCATGTGACGCTTTATTATCGGAACCGTCCTAACAAGAAGAATGGGACAGCTCCGCTGTTGCTTGCTATCAATTATGCAGGCAGCAGCACTTATGTGCCAGTTGGCAATGTGCGTCTTCGTCCTGACCAGTGGGACCGTGTTCGCCGCAGGGTTGTGAACCATGCTCACGCGCAGACGATCAACAGCAGTGCTCAGTCTATGCTTGGTAGGGCTGAGGATGCTGTGCTTGAGCTGATGCGTGATGGTGGCGTGCGTGGCTGGAAGCTGACTGAGGTGCGTGACGCTATTGTGTCGTTTCTGTATCCTGTGGAGAAGCGTGACAATGGTGTGGTGGCTGTGATGGAGGAGTTCATGGGTACGAAGGATAAGCCTAACACTGCCGACAAGTACCAGCAGACGATAACGCACATTGAGCGCTGGCTTGGCTCGGGCGCCAGGAGGGTGGAGTTTGCCGACGTGACCGCGGAGTGGCTTGAGGAGTTTGACCGCTGGCTGTCGAAGAAGGGGTTGTCGGTGAACAGCCGTTCGATCCACATGCGCAATATAAGGGCAGTGTTTAATTGGGCTGTGTCGAAAGATCTCACTGATGCAAGGTACCCTTTCAAGAGTTTCAAGATTAAGAGCCAGGCGACGGAGCCGATGGCGCTGACGCTGGAGCAGATGAGGATGCTGTGGGGTTATGAGCCGCCGCTGAAGGCTCAACGCTACTGGCTTGACGTGTGGAAGCTGATGTTTTGCTTGATTGGTATTAACATGGCTGACTTGTGGAGGCTGGAGAGTGTTGTGCAGGGGCGTGTGAGCTATGAGCGGGCGAAGACTGGCAGGTTATACTCGATTAAGGTGGAGACTGAGGCGCAGGCTCTGATAGAGGCTCACAAGGGCCGCAAGGTGCTGGTTGACCTGAGCGAGCGTTACAAGAGCGCTCATCGTGCGACGGCATCGCTCAACAAGATGATGAAGGCCATTGCTAAAGACCTGGGGCTGCCGCCCATCACGGGTTACACTGCGCGCTACACCTGGGCGACGCTTGCTGCGAGCATTGATGTGCCGATTGAGGTGATAAGTCAAGCTCTCGGTCACTCGTATGGCCTTGCGGTGACGCTGGGGTATATCATGCCTGACCGTCGCAAGATGGATGAGGCTAACCGCAGGGTGCTGGACTTGCTGACAGGCGGCGAAGCCACCGCACAGTGAACCTTACGAGCTAACTTTACGAGCCGATGGCTCGCACTACAAAACACGACAGACTTTTCTCTCGCGCGCACGACCCAGGAAAGTTATATAAGCCTCGCCTTGCGGCGGGGCTTTTTTTCTTTCAAAAAAAAATTTTTTAATTTATTAAATCGCGCGCGTGAGCGCGTAAGTAGGGGGAAACTTTTTTCTTTTTATTTATTTTTCTTTTTTGTAAGGGGGGGTGTGGGGGGGAACTTTTTTCTTTTTTTTCTTTTTCTTTTTTTTCTCGGAGGTCAATGTGTAGGAAATCGCTATTTTGCTACATTTATTATATATAATGTGGAAGAAATGGCTATTTCTTCGGAAGAAATGCGGATAACTTCGGAAGAAATGTGTATAACTTCGGAGTAAATAAAAGTTAAAAAACAGGTCTAAAAAGGTTATGATTAGAGAGATAGCAGGAAAATAGCAGAAAAAAACAAAAATGAGGGATGTTGCAAGATGTGGCAAGTGGTATCTAAAATAGATTTTTTTACAAGCCGACGGCTTGCAATACTTGACATGACATGGGGGTGTTACTCGTTGGCCTTGGCGAGGCGGATGAGTGTGTCCTCGATGGTGATTTTTGTGCCGGCGTTGATGTCGGCTTGTACTGCCTGCATCTTTGGCATGAAGAAAGGAAGTATTTTGGCAACAATTTCGAGACGGTCTTTTGGGTCGAGCATTGAGTAGAAGTCCTTTTTAAATTCTCCGCTGTCGTAGTATTCGGAGACGAATGCAGCGAGCACAGCTTTCATGTCGCCCGACACTTTGTTGGGCGTTCCTTTTTTGCGGCCTCCTGTTTTTCGTCCCTGCATTATTGTGTGTGTTAAGAAATAAAATAGTGATGCAAAGATAGTGATGTAGATTTGTGGCATAATTTTAAAACTTAACACACATAGACTATGTTAGGATTAGGAAGCTTGATAGGAGGCGCGATGAAGATTGGCGGCTCGATATTTGGTGGCTACAAGGCGAGCCAGGCGATGAAGCAGGTGAAGAAGAACCTGGAGCAGCAGCAGCGAGAGAATCAGGACTGGTACGACAGGCGTTATAACGAGGATGCGACGCAGCGTGCCGATGCTCAACGGATGCTGGCGATGACCAACGACTTGATAAAGCAGCGCAACCGCGCCGCTGCAGGTACCCAGGCTGTGATGGGCGGCACCGAGGAGGGCGTGGCAGCTACCAAGGCAGCTAACGCCAGTGCCCTTGCCGACACGGCAGCACAGATTGCTGTGGCTGGTGCCAACCGCAAGGACAACATCGAGCAGCAGTACATCACCCGCAAGGGGGCAATTAATGACAAACTCAACAACCTGCAGCAGCAGAAGGCTAACAATATCACGCAGGCTGTGGGTGGTGTGAGCTCGGCTGCTGCCGATATAGCTGGTGGTGCGCTTGATGATATAATCGTTTTTGGGAAGAAAAAAGATAATTAACACTCAAGGCGGTGCCTTGCGATACAACACAACGACCGACTATGGCAAACGACAATAAGAACAAGAGGCCGCTGGTGACGCTTGATGCGGCTAACCCTGCTCCCGATAGCGTGGTCGAGACAGAGCAGATAGTAGCTGGCTGGGCAGGCAGCCAGGGCTCACGAGGTGGCGAGCAGCAGTTGCAGGACAGCACCCCGACCATTAACGAACACCAGTTGCGAAACGTGCAGAATGCTCCCAGTGGGGTGAGTGCTAAAGACATCAACAAGGCTCCTGGCAGTGGCGAGGTGAAGTTGCCTGCCAGTGCGACGAAATATGGAGTGCTGCGTGGTGCTCCATCGAGTGTTGTGTTACAGCACATGATTGACGCAATACCTGTTGAGACTGAGGAAGAACGCAAGAGGCGTGAGAGAGCCGAGAAGCGTAATGCGCTGTTTGCGGCAATAGGCGATGGTGTGAGCGCGTTGAGCAACCTCTACTTTACAACTAAGGGCAGTCCCAGCGCCGACCAGAGCAAAAGCCTGAGTAAAGCAGAGAGCGAGCGCAAGGACAAGGCGAGGAAGGAGCGTGAGAGCAATATTGAGAAGCGGCTGCGGCTGTTGAAAGAGCAGCGTGCGGAGCTCAACAATATTGAGTCGCAGCGTTTGAAGGATCGCCAGCTTGAGATTATGGAGAAGTATAGAGAGGGGCTGGTCAAAGCTGCCAACAACAAAGTTGAGGAGCTTCGCCGCAAAAATACGGCCGAGGAAGTGCGCAACAAAGAAAAAGACCAGGCTGAGGCCAAGCTCAAGGAAGATCTTAACAAGAGTGCTGTGGACAGGAATAAAGCGGCGGCAGAAAAATCCAGAAGCGACGCGAGAGTCAACCAGCAAAAGGGAAATGCTTATGTGCGTGATGCCAATGACCGAATGGCCAAGCGCGGTCGCAATCAGAGGCAATATAACCCTGCTAACGACCCTGGTATGGAAAAGGTGGTTGAGCGAGACAGAAAGACTGGCACGACGACCACTTATTACAGACCAAGGTCTAAGCCGAGCAAGCCAACGGGAAAAACTGGCAGTGGCAGTGCTAAGAGCAAGTTTTCGATACATAAATAACTAAAGACAAAAGACTTAAACAGATATGCCAATCAACAGCAAGATTAAGAGCTTGTATGATGCCTTGAAGGCTGATGGTGCCGACGTGGGCAGTGAGCAGGAGTTTAGCGACTGGTTTCAGGCTCCAGGCGAGCAGGGTTACAATAACCGCAAGTATGTGTATGACACGTTTAAGGCTGATGGTGCCGACGTGGGCAAGAACTATGAGGAGTTTGAGAGCTGGCTTGGGTTGCACGCTGTGCAGCCTCAGGTGACACAGGCAGGCAATAGGGAAACTCTGGCGAGCGACATGGTTGCAGCCACTAAGGATGCCACGGCGATTGCGAGTGGTGCTCCTCACGTGCAGGTGCCCGAGTATGGGAATGCCGCCAGTGGCAATATGCTCGGTGATTATGTGGGCAATGGTGGTTTGCAGGGTGGCACCATCGGTGCGCTGCAAGGTGTCGGGCAGCAGGATGGCGGTGGCAACGCGAGCCAGTTGGAAGTGACGAATACCGCACCTGAACCCGAGCCAGTGATAGAGCCACAGCAGCCGACTGATGTCAAGCAAAAATTCCGCCCTGCTGAACTGACAGAGAAAGAGGCAGGTGACGACCTCGCCTTTATGCGTGAGGTGAATAGAAGCCAAGGCGACATTCCAGAGGGTGCTCCACAAGTCCAAAACAACGATGGTTACAGAATGCCCAATATTGATAAAGCCTGGAAAGCTGGCTACTCACAAAGTTGGGGCAAGATAAATGGGCTGTTTGACGGCTTGAACTATGAGAAGAAAGATGTGACCGCTGATTTGGATAATGCTGTTAACTCTCGTTATGACGGCATGAGCGACCAAGCGATAGAGTCGGAGCTTCAAAAGCTGAGCAAAGAGTATAAGGCTGGCGAGTGGGAAGGCGATGAAGATGTTCTTCGTGCTCACATACGCAGGCTTCAGATGAACCTTATAGCCCATGAGTATAACTACAAGAACTTCGAAGACATGTCTTCTCACCGTGGCGAGGCAGAGTATGAGATGTACAAATATCATCCTGCCTTTGACCAAGAGTGGCTTGCGACCTATAAAGGCGGTCCAGGCGAGAACCCGCTGGTCAACATGGGCAAAGAGATTGTCAAGAAGCAGCTGATTGAAGACACGATGAATGGCGTGAACCGTCCCGAAGGTTACTACCAGACGTTGCCTTTCCAGGATGAGAAATTCTCGAAACGCTATGCTTCGTGGGCTTTGAAGCGTGCTAAAGTTCTCGGTGGGATGAGTTTTGCTGACGTTTTCAATAACGGAATAAAGAGTTGGGAGGCATATATCGGTGCTGGTCTTTTGGAGAGTGGTGCCGCAGAAGCTATGGCACAAGGCGCGGGTTATGGCGACGTGGGCATTGCCGGCGGCAAGTACAACGCCGACTATGATGCTGCCGCCGCCACCGCATGGGGCATGGCCGAAGACGAATACCGTCGCTTGTCGGGAGCTCATAGCGACGAGATATGGGGCGGCTATGCCTCTATGGGCGGCGGCCGTGAGGCTCGCATGGTGGCCAGTGGCGAGTGGGCTGTCAGCAATATGGCTGACCGTTTATCCAGTCACGACCTCGACAAGATGATAGACAACGCTTGGAAAGCCCTCGGCGAGAGCAAGCAGAAGCAGATTATACTTGCTGCCGCGCAGAACTTGAAGCAGCAATATCCTGGCATGTCACCCGCAGAGATAGTCAAGACAGCTCAGGTGATGGCTGGTCAACAGACAATCCAGCGCGTTCTTGACTATGCCAAGAAGCAGCATGCCCCCAAGAACGTGCTTGACTACTTCGTCCGCAAGGTGATAGAGCAGAACAGCATCTTCAAGATACAGGAAGCGATGGCTCGCAGCCGTGCCGGCACCACTGGTGACTGGCAGGCTCGTGACATGGCGATGCAGGAATATGGCAAGAACCACAGGATTGCTGGAGTTGCCGGCACTGTGGTTGGCATGGGGTTAGACCCCGTCACCTATATATCGGCAGGCGTCGGTAAGGGAGCAGCGACGGGCACAGTGAAACTGATTGAGAAACTAGGCGGTGCTACTGGCCGCAAGTGGTTAACCACCACAGCAGGAAAAGTTGTGGTGGGTGCTGCTGGCGGTGCTGCCAACCTTGGCACCTTTGAGGGCTTGAATGAGACTCTCAACCAGCTTCGCTGGGGCGGCACGCCAGCCGTGGATCTCAAGACAGGCCTTATCAAAGCCACTGGTTACGACGCAGGAGAAATAGGCAAGGCAATTTTCCATGGCTCCACCATGGGTGCTGGCACCGGCATTGTCGCTCCATTGGTAGGTAATGTGTGGAGTCCGTTGATGGACGCCACCAGCAGCACGGCTGGCAAGATGGCGGTGAAGATCGGTGAGCTCTTCACAGGCACCATTGCCGAGGGCACCATTTTCAGCATCCCCGATATCTATAATGCATATACTGAAAGCGAGAACATAATCAAGTCCTTCAGCGACAAGAAGAGCCCCAACTATATTGGTGACGAGCAAGAGCGCGCAAAAGCCATTGCCAAAGTGCGTGAGAGCCGTAACGAGACCATGCTTGACGCATGGAGTGAGAGCGTAGCCACCATGGCAGGCTTCAAGATGAAGCATGTGGGGCAGCGGCTTTATGAGCTTTCCCAGTCGGGCAACGGCCGTGCAGGTTTTGAGACCCGGTTACGTTACATGCTTGACAGGAAGCCCGACCTTGCTCTCACCAAAGACGAGCAGGCCGAGCTTGAGCGCGGCGGCTATGCCGACCTGAAAGAGCTGGTAGATGAATATGTAGAGGCCGAGAAGAACAGGCGAGTGGGCAGCAAGCCCGTCGTCACTGGCAAGCCACGTCCGCTTGAGCTCGGCACACGTGAGGAAGACATGCCCTACAACAGGTTTGTTGACCTGATGAACGACGGCAGCATCAGCGAGGCGGCCCGTGCGAAGATGTACTACTACATCACTGGCCATGCCCTGCCGATGTCAACCGTGATGTATGGCCAGCTTACTGAGAACAAAGACAGCGATGGCAATGTCAAGAGCTATACCGTGCGCTCGATAGGCGCAAACGGCGTTGTCACGAGCAGGGAGTTCACCAGTAGTAAGCGTGCCGAGAACGAGCTGCAGAAGGTCAACCGCCAGGCAGAGCTTAACACTGTTGATGTTGGCGAGCGGTATAATGAGGAGGTAGCGGATAAAAAGCGTTTTGACGCTGCTTGTAGAGTCTTTGCCGCGGAGAATAATCTTCCTGTTAGTGTTGTATATGAGAGGCTAAGTGAAGGGCCGAGGGAAAGGGGCTCTTATTACGAGCAAATTGCCAAGATCTACAAAGACATGGGCGATGCTTACAGCACAAAGCAGGTGCGTGCAGAAGTAGAGAAACGATATAATGTTGACATACAAAAGATAATAAAGAAAGAGCCCAATCGCCGCAGTGATGTAGAGCAGATGGCCCTTGATGAGTATGTGCGCAGGCTGTTCCCTGAGAAAGAAGCCACAGAGGGAGATGCAGAAGATGTCAGTTCGGGGGATGCTACCAGTGACACCGACGGCGGCGATGCCGCTGGTGGTGTTGGGAGTATCACCGACGAAAGTGACGCTGTAATTGTTGAGACCTTGAGTCGCACTGGAGAAGATGGGATGATACATCCTGCGGTGTTGAAAGGTGAGGACGAGGCTGGTGTTGATATTGTGAGTGGCAATGTTGTGACTCTGGCAGATGGCACTATAGATGTTGCTGGTAGTGATCCCGACATTGTGGTTGTGGATGCCAATGGTGAGCGGCAGATGGTGAGCATCAACGACATTGCCAGTGTGGGCGAGGTTGTTGACCCTAATGCCGTTGTTGATGCGGCGATGCAGGCGCAGCAGGGCATGGCACAAGAAGATGCAAAAGGCGATGTGAGCGCCACTGGTGTGGCGCAATACGAGACAGCCCCTACGAAAGACGGCATGGCAGAAGTTTCTCCCTCCTCACTTGAAGTGGGTGGCCGTTATGATGTTACTGACGAGCAGGGTGTGGGGCATCAGGTAGAGGTGCTTCATGACTATGGCAACGGCACGCTTGAGGTGCGAGTCGATGGTGCCGAGGAGCCGCAGCCGATGGTGAAGGCGCAGCTTGAGGCGATGCTTGGGATTGATGCCGCGCAGGCGCCACAACCTGGAGAGCCACCAGTGGCCGACACACCGCCTGGTGATGACATGGATGCTGGCAGTGAGCGATATTCATTTGATCCTAACGCTGATGTGGTGGCGATGGGTGAGGCTGGCTTTAGCGAGCGTGACATTGCCGTCACTGTTGACTACCTCAACGGCAAGCTTAACGAGCGTGAATACCTTGAGGCCCTGGGCGTGTTGCCAAGTACCCTTGAAAGAATGGGCGACAATGCTATTGAGCGCTGGGCGAACAGTACAGCAGAGGGCGCCAGTGAGTTTATCACTGATGAGGCAGTGGAGAGTGGAGATGTAAGAGTGGAGAGTGACGAGGACGAGCAATCGAGCGGTCGAGCAGACGAAGTTGATGTACTCCCCCCGACCCCTTCTAATGTAGAGGTGGAGCCTGAGGAAGATATTGAGGCGATGCCGATGCTTGATGATGGCAACCCCGACTATAGTCAGGTGGACGCGAGCCGTGCCCATGACTATCTGTACAGTGATGAGAGCGGTCTTGACAAGAGTGAGGCCGACGAATATGTGCAGGCTCAGATTGATGCTGCCGAGAAAGCGTTGTCGAAGATTGACAAGAGACCCTTAAAGATGGGCACCGACCTTGCCAAGTACCGTGCCGAGAAGCAGCGCAGGCAAGAGCAGCTCGACGCTGCCAAAGCTAATGTTGACTACTGGGAGAAGGTGAAGGCTGTTGAGCAGGCGAGAGAGGCGCAGGCTGCTGCCGAGCGCAAGGCTAAAGATGCCGAGGTGATAGCACAAGCTCAAGCCGAGGAACAGGCTCGCCAGGCGGCAGAACTTGCCAAACAGCAGGAGCAGGCCGAGCGTGGCGCTGGTGCTGTGCATGCTGCCATTGCCGAGAAGTGGAACAATGCCCCGAAGATTGAGGGCTATAAAGACGAGGTTGTTCTTGCCAACGGCGAGAGGGTGCCAGGCACATATTATCTCGTTGAGAGTGGCGCAGTGACACCGAGCCACAATGCCAGCCGAGAATTTGAGAAATATGAGGGCTTCCCTGTTGACGAGAACGGTAACACAATCAACGACCGTGACTATGAGCGTGACAAAGACGCACAGAATATCACTCGCAGTATTGCCGACAAATATGACAGCCGAGCCTTGCAGACTCCAGTGATCGTGAGCAAAGACGGTGTGGTGCTTAGTGGCAACGGCCGCACTATGGCTGGCGAGCTTGCAGCAAGCAACAACACTGATGGTGCCTACATTGAGCACTTGAAGAACTATGGTCGCAAGTATGGGTTTAGCCCCGAGCAGGTGGAGGGCATGCAGCATCCGAGAGCAGTCTTTGTTCCAGATGCCGCTATGCCATACACTACTGACACCTTTGCGAAGTTCAACGCCCAGGAGATGAAAGGCCAGAGCAAGACAGAGCAAGCCGTGAAGCTTGGCAAGGTCGTTGACGATGCGACTTTCAACCAGGTGGTTCGTGCCATCAACGAGCATGAGACACTGGGCGACTTCTATGGTGACACCAAAGCAGCGACAGAAGCTATCAACGCCTTGCGCAGAGCCGGGGCGATTAATGACATGCAGTACGCCGAGATGTTTGACGGTGATGCGGTGAGCGACCGAGGCAGGCAGATTATTGAGAACATGCTCATCGGCAAAGCCTTTGAGGGGAACCCCGACGTTATAAGAATGCTTACCGAATACAAGGGCTTCCGTCAAAGTGTAGTCACTGCCTTGAACGAGATAAGCACGAATAAGGCACTTGGTAAAGACTACTCACTGGAGAAAGAGCTTGCCCAAGCTGTTGACCTGGCATACAAGGCACGCAAGGCAGGATATAAAGAGAATGAGCCAGTAAGCCCATACGCTACCCAGCTCAACCTGTTCCCCTTTGAGGATGGCGAGACAGTAGCCGACTACAATAACGCTGCTGTGCTGCTGCTTGCTGACATGCTTAATGATAAACGCCCAACCCTATTGAAGAAGAAGCTTCAAGACTACAACCAGCAGAGTGCTGAGAGCGCAGCAGGTCAGATGGACATTTTCGCTGGTGGTGTTAAGGAGAAGAAAGAAATAATCAAGACCGTATTAAATACTTTACACAATGGAGAAACAGAAGAAACTTCGAGACCTGAGCAACGTGGCTCCGTCGCAGATGAGCGAGGAGGAGAAGCGAGCCTACAGGAAGATGGTGCTGCTGGCCAGCCCGAGCAAGGAGAATCCAACATTCAGGGGTTAGAGAGCTACAGTGAAGATGAGCTTCGTGTCATCGTTGAGGAGCATGTGCGGAGTGCCATTGCTGACGCTGACATGGATGCTGAGATTACTGGCATACGCTTTATTGGTTCGCGCACCACTGGCACAGCCCGTGCGGACAGCGACCTTGACGTGCTTGTGGAATACCAGGGCACTGCTCGTGAGGACTCCCTGTTTAATGTGCTCAATGACGAGGACAATCGCCTTGTGATTGATGGCATCACTGTTGACATCAATCCCATCACTCCAGGCAAGAGCGGCACCATCGAGGAGTTCATGAAGCGCAATGCGGGTTATAAGAAAGAGACTACAGTGCAGGAACAAATTGCGCTTGCCGAGCAGCAGACTGAGACCTCGCCGAGTGAAGCGCAGAAAGAGGCTGGCAACTATAAGAAAGGCCATGTGAAGATTGACGGCTTTGACATCAGCATTGAGCAGCCTAAAGGCAGTGTGCGCAGTGGTGTGGACGCCAGTGGCAAGTCGTGGCGCCAGAAGATGAACAACACCTACGGTTACATTCGTGGCACGGAGGGTGTGGATGGCGATCACATCGACGTGTTCCTGAGTGACGACCCATCGCAGGGTGATGTGTTTGTCGTTGACCAGGTGAACAATGACGGCAGCTTTGACGAGCACAAGGTGATGTATGGCTTCAACAGCGAGGAGGATGCCCGCCAGGCTTACTTGTCGAACTACGAAGACGGTTGGCAGGGGCTTGGTGCCATTACCGCTGTGAGCAAGGACGAGTTCAAGAAGTGGATTGGCAGCAGTCACCGCAAGACCAAGCCCTTTGCCGAGTATAAGAATGTGAAGGTAGAGGGAGCACAGGCTGGCACAATGCGCCAGCCCACGGGACAAAAGGTTGAGGGCGCCACCCACCCTGTTTCGGCTGCTAAGTCCTCGCAAAAGAGTGAGGTGGCAGAGGCACCAAAGGAGCGCATAGATGATGTTGGCGAGAAGATTGAGGGTGCGAAGAAAGACCTTGCTCAGAAAATGGGTGAGCGTATAAACCTTGATGCTGACACATTCCCCAAGATGTTCCCTAAGTACGACTTAAAACAGCTCATCAGTCAGGGTCTAGACCCGAGCCTTGCTGTTATGACAAAGATGTTACGACAGATGGCACAAGCTGACTATAAGCACTACAGCAAGAAGCGCATGTATGGCAAGAATTATGCTTTGAGAGCAGCACGTTTCTATGCCGCCTATGCGAAGCAGGTGCTTGAAGCAGGTGACAGTAATGTGGATTTCAAGAGTGAAGGCTTGGGTTTCACTGACTATGGGAAACAGTTTGTAGAGTTGAACAAGCGCCTTTTTGAGGAGTTGCACAAGAAATTGGGGGATGACATTTTTGACCTCGACTTGACAGGGGTGAAGATGCAGCCTATTTCTCAGAAAGAAGGCACCACATGGTATCGCAGGAACCAAGAGACAGGCGAGTCGGAACCTTACAACCCAGCTTATGCTTTCATTGGTCCACGAGGACAGAGTTACTACGAGGCCAACGAACTTGACAAAGCCTTACAAGAAGGAGTTGAACAGGTAAGCAAATCTGTTGACTACCAAAAGACCCATCCTTATAAGCTTGGTCACTATTACAAACCAGGCGTAAAGAACAGCGATTATGTAGGTGTGAAGCTTGGTGGCAAGGTGGTGCCATTGACCGAGCCAATGACCAGTTCGGAGGTTCGCAAGTACATGTCGGAGCACAATGCAGAACTTCAAGCAAAGGCAGCTCAACTTGACGAGCAGCGCAAGCTTGACAAGAAGAAAGGAGGCACAGGCGAAGGGAGATGGAAACCAGAGCTCACCCTTGGCGGTGGCCGTCCTCGCGTGGGTGCAGATCGTCGAGGAGGCATAGACATAGAGGCAGAGGAATTCATGAAATCATTCGGCTTCCGTGGAGTGCAGTTCGGCAACTATGTAACCCAGCGAGAGCGTCAGCGTTTCCTCAACGAGGTTTATGACGCATTGATGGACATGGCAGAGTTGCTTGGCATCTCACCACGTGCTTTAGCCATTGACGGTCGTTTAGGTTTGGCTATCGGTGCTCGTGGAGGAGGCAAGGCAAATGCCCATTATGAGCCAAAAGAGAATGTGATAAACCTTACCAAGAGTAAAGGTGCAGGTTCTTTGGCCCATGAGTGGTTCCATGCATTGGATTACTACTTTAACAAAAGCAGCAATAGACCGACATCAGCGACAGCCAACAAGAGCGCAGAGCAGTTCCCTGCCTCGACTCGCGATGAGATGCGCAAGGCATTCCTTGACTTAATGCGTGCCATTAAGAACAGCGACTACTACAATCGTTCAGTCGCATTAGAGCAAAAGCTCCACCCTCAACAGCTTGGAGAAGGTTATTATGACAAACCCACTGAGTTAGGGGCCAGAGCATTTCAGGACTATGTAGTGCGAAAGCTGACAGATCAAGGAAAGATTAATGATTTCCTGTCTTCGTTCACATCGGAGAAAGATTGGAATGGAGAGCCAGAAAACTATCCCTATCCAGTTGGTGCCGAAGCTGAGAAGATAGATGAGAAATTTGACGCTTTGTTTGATGCCATGCAAGAGCGTACAGACGAAGAAGGCAACACCATCCTCTATCATCTTGGTAAATACAATGATGTGTTAACTGACACGGAGGTAGCTTTGCGCGACGGTTTGGTGGAAGTGTTGCGTGGTGCTGGCATTGAGGTGGTGACTGATGAGGCTGAGGGCCAGCGAGTGCTTGATGCGGCGAATCGTGCTGCTGATGTTCTTGATGAGATGAAAAAAAGAAATCAGCAACAAGAAACCGCTCTACCGGAGGATGAATCCTCTTTCAAAGGAACTTCCATTTCTTCTGCTGACGGTGCAAAGATAATAAAAAATCTTGAAAGTGGCAAAAAAGCATCGAACCAAATTCCGCAGAGGCCTAACGGCGACACGCCCGAAAGCGCACGGTCCAATGATTCAGATGCTAATTTACCTGCAAAGTTACAAAAAGTTGCTGATAATGCAAATGTTGAAGAAGAAAAATCGTCGGAGGCATTGTTTGAGGCAACCAAGGAGAAGTTTGGTACAACGAATGATCTACGTGAGGCGGGTTATATCTTGCCTGACGGCACTATGCTTGACTTTAGCGGCAGGTACATGATGGACGATGGGATGGACACCTCACATCTGAGCGGTCGTCGAGCTGTAGATCACAGGGCAATCCATGAGGTGGGCTATGACAAAGACGAGAATGAGACTGGCTTCGAGACTGATATGTCGGACTTCATAAGCCGTGGTGCTATCCGTATTGACGCAAATGCTGGAACGATAAACATCTCAAAGGCGCCTACCGCAAAACAGGCTCGCATGTTGCGGATGCTGATTATGCTAAACGACGGCGACGTGTCGGTGGATTTTGGTGATGGTTATGACTCTGAGCATTATGTTGAATATGAGGGCGCACGTGCAACTCGTGTCCTTGGAGATATAGACAGATACTTCAACGAGGGCATCAAGCCCCAAGGCAACATCAGTTTTTTCCGCACGGAGAGTGGTGAGGTGTATGGCTTTGTGAGGAACGGCAAGATTTACATTGACCCACGTGTGGCGAGTGCCGAGACACCAGTTCATGAGTATAGTCACCTGTGGGCTGACGCTTTGAAGCGTGCGAACCCCGAAGCGTGGGAGCGGCTGAAAGAGACGATGCTCGGGGAGAAGGACGTGCTGGAGCATGTGAAGCGTCTCTATCCCGAGCTTGAGGGTGACGAGCTGCTGGCCGAGGTGTTCAGCCACTACAGCGGCAAGCGTGGTGCTGAGCGGTTGCGTGCCGAAATGGAGCGTGAGATGAAAAATGCCGAAGACGTGTTTGCCAAAGCGAGAGTAGCAAGAGTCTTTGACATCATTAGGCGTGCTCTGTCTCGCTTCTGGGAAATGGCAAGGGATTTGTTTGCTGGCAAGAACTCGATGCTCAATGGCATGAGAGCCGAGGACTTTGCCGACATGGCGATGAATGACATGCTTCGTGGCTTTGACCCACGGGGAGAGGAGAAAGAGATAGCCTTAAACGAGACCCACTACCACAAAGTTACTGACAAAGCCGAGCTTGAGCGATTAAACAATGAGCCAACTGTAGTTAGGTATCGTGCCATGCAAATGATAGACGGCAAGCTTTATCCTCCAATGTCGGCAGAAGTGAAAGGTGAACTCCGTGAGCCGACAGAGATAGGAGTTTGGGAGCGTTCGGATGAGCGTCCTGATCTTGTTGACAAGAACGGCAAATTCAAGTTGCAGAAAGGCAAGCGCTTCAAAGAGAACAAAGAAGGCCAGGGAGACACCCCTGCGGCTTATAATCCATATTTCCATACCTCGACAAGCATGATGAACGACCAGTTCACAGCTGCATACGTTCGTCCAGAGCTTGTTGTTGTCAAGGTTGAGATACCCGAGAGTGAGCTCAGCAGTGGTTACAAGGCAGAGAAAGCCAAGTATGCCGTGGGTAACATTCCGTGGCACAGCGGTCCCGTGAATAGTGCTTTGCCTAAAGAACGGCAGCGCACAGTTACCTTGTCGAGATATTGCAAAGTGACAGGGGTTGTGCCCGATGCGGAAGTAGCCGATGCCATCGCCAGGCAGCTTGACGGTCTTGATGTGGCAGTGCCTTACAATGTGGTCACTCCGAATGTGAGGGCCGAGCTGGAAGCTCGAGGCGTTAAGATTAGTGCAACTCCATCGGGCAGTGTAACGAGAGACATTAATGGTGAGCTTATCAACCGTGGCGAGACGGCGGTTGCAAATGAGGGTGCGGTTTTGTACGAGCCAACGGCTCGCAATACTGGACGTGACATCGCACTTGATGACCGAGTGTCGCAGCGTGAATATTTGCTGAGTGATAATTATGTCGCAAGATTGACAGGGAATGAGTTTGCCAAGAGCGACACGCCGTTGACTGAAAGGGTTGCTCAATTCTATACAGAGAAATATGGCGGCAAGGTTGAGCGTGAGGGCTTTGGTATGGTACATTTGGATAAACGCGGAGTGAAAGATAGTTTATCCCATGGCTTAGGCAGGAATAAAGCAGCAGCCTTTGTTGCTGTACCATCAATAATAAAAGATGGCGCATTAATAGACCATAAAGAGAACTTCAAGGGCAGGAACCAAGACAGTTATACGCTTGCTGCACCAGTAGAAATCGGTGATAAGGGTTATGTTGGGGTTGTTATTGTTACTCGTGGAAAGGGTACAGACCGCAACAAGTTCTATTTGCATGAGGTAATCTTACAAAAAAATCTCCTTAGCGAGGAGTTCAAGACCGGAATGGTTACCGGCTCCAAGCAAGGAGAAAATCTCCATGAAGAGAGCATCAAGACCGACACTAAAGCGGACTCTCATCAAGGAGACGTTGCAAAGATACTAAAAGAAATTGTAACCGCCAAAGAGAGCGGTGAAAAAGTTGCTAATGAGCGTGGCAGCAGTTACCGCAATGGTAATGGCGACGTGATTAAGTTTGAGAGCCATGCGGAGCAGTTGAACCTTTTTGGAACGCCGCAGAGCGGCGCACTACGCCAACACGACATAAGCGGCAAACCCACCGCGCGTAACGAGCGTGTGAAGCGTGCCTCGGAGATGAGCGATGCGGAATTGCTTAGTGAGATGGGACGTGACATTGCCGAGCTTGAGAAGGCTGGTCGTGCCGATTGGGGCGTTCAGACCTTGTATAGCGAGGAATATGACCGCAGGCATGTCAAAGAATACAACGAGGAGTGCGACCGCGTGCGCACCATGCTTGACGAGAACAATGTAGGTATAGAAGAAGCCGAGCAGATGTTGCTCGACACCATCTTTACCTGGCGTGAGGGCTTTGCTACTGCCGACCGAAGCAGGCTGCTGGCACAGTTTGACACATTGAACGACTACTATGCAGAGAAGGAGGACGAGCGAGACAACGCAGATCTTTATAAAGAGGAACGAGGTGAGGGAACTGAACGAGCTGACGCTCGCACTACGGAGACACCACCGACGCAGAAAGAAGTTGCATTACCAACGCAACAGACTGAACCTTCCAAACCGACCAAGACTGGTTTTGACCCGAGTGCTATCAAGCTTAGGAAGCTCAAGGGCGGCGAGACGTGCCATGTGGAGCGCAGGTACCAGGAGAGTGGCAGCTTTGACTTCACTGGCAGTGAGAAGGTGGAGAGCGATGCCGACCTGGCGTATATCTTCAGGAACTTGGAGAACAGTGCTATTGAGAACACTTTCCTTGTGCTGATAAAGAATGGCAAGGCGACGATATTGCATGTGGGTATGGGAGGTTATGCTTTCTCTGCTGGCCATCTTGGTGCTGGTGTGCTTGCCGCGAGCCGGCTTAAGCCCGACAGCGTTATCTTCGTCCACAACCACCCCAGCGGCACATTGCAGCCCAGCCAGCAAGACATAGCGATGCAGGAGAAGGTGAAGAAGATGTTTGGTGCCGACAAGGTGCGCGAGGCTATCATCATCGACATCACCAGCGGCAAGTATAGCGTCTTTGACAGTGACGGATGGGGAGCTAAAGAGAAGCAGCGCCCCACCAGTGCAGAGAACGAGGTGCCATATAAGACCTATAGCTTCAGCCAGCAGGTGTTTGCTGAGGGCTTTGTGCCTGGCTCCACATTCCAAATCACCGACTCGGACAAAGCTGCCGAGTTTATCTCGGGTCATCGCCTGGGCGAGCGTGACAAGTTGAGCTTGATAGTGCTCAACAGGCAAAAACGCGTGACGGGCAACATCTTCCTGCCATGGACAACTCTTGACGACATTGACATCAACAAGGCCGCAGGCGTCATTGCCAAGTTCATCCACCAGATGGGCGGTGAGAGCGGCATCCTCTATGGCAGCGGCACGATAAGCCGTGGCACCCTTTCTCCGTTGGCGCGAGCCATAAGCAACTATGAGGTACACCTTGACGACTTCATCAGTGTGGAGGGCAAGAGCGCCTATCAATATGGTGCTATGGAGCCAGAGGTTGAATACGAGGCGATGCCTCGCAATACAGAACAACAGCCTACTGAGGTTGCTGAGGACGGCGTGGGTTATGGTGAGGCTGATGATAGTGGTATCAGTGACGAGGAGCTTGCAGGATATGACGCAGGGCGTTACAGTTTTGCCGAGGCTGCAACTGCCGCAATGATGCGTTTGTCTCAAGACCACATCGAGAATGTGGATTTTAAAAGCAAAGCCATTAGATTATTCAGTGACAATCTCAATGACTTGCGTAAGATAATGTCTAAGCAGCGCACCTATGACAGGCGCACAGTGGACAGTCTTGTTCGCTTGACGCGGTCGATTATGGCTACTGGCTTCTTTAAGGACATGAGCGCATACGAAGTCAAGAGGTTGCTTGCTGCCATCAAGAAGGGCGTGGGGGCAGAGGACTTGACACCTATTGCCAACAACGTCGTTGACATGCTTGTGCAACACCAGTTGCGAGAGAGCAAGAATATGCTCCACAAACTGATGCAGGTAAGAGGCAGGAAAGTTGACGCACGAGGTGTGGAAGTCCAGGCAGGACTTGACATCGACGGCCAGCGCATGATGAGTGCGTTGAAAGACGGCATGAGTCTTGGCGAGAACGGACTACTTACACGTATCAACGACTGCGAGAACCGACTCGGCAGCGAGGATGAGGTAATCAGGAAGAATGCCATGAGCGAGTATCAGGGCTTGATGCTTGCGAAGGAATACCACGACAACATCTTGAGTGGCGAGGAAGAAGAAATCGTGCTACGCAACGAGAAACGCCAAGAGCAGGAGAAGATTTACGACTTCCGTCGTGAGCCAGTTCTTGACGATGACGGCAACGCCATTATAAACCAAGACGGCAGTGTGCGCACCGTAGAGCGCAAGACCTTAAAGCCACAGTTCAAGAATAATGTCACCGACGAAAACAAGCAGCTAAGGCGCAACACCGAAGCTGCCATCGAGCGCATTGAGCAGTCGATAAGAGAGAGCCGCATGGAGCGAGTGACCTCATACATTGACTTTATGAGCGATGTGGCAGGAGATGTGCGTGCGAGCCGAGAGCGTGCCGCCGAATGGCGTGATGAGCAACAGCAGCGTGTAGATGAGATACACCACAACGCCAACAGCGACCTTGAAGGCGTGCCAGTACAGAGCCAAGTCAAGCTTCCCGAAGGAGGACTACTTGCCTTCAACAGCAATAACGATATTGTGCGGTTGCTGTTCCAGCCCTTGGCGACCTTTGAGAAGATGTTGCGTTTCTTTGGTAGAAAAGCCCACAATGGTGAGGGTTATCTGTTTAACCGCTTCATGCGAGGCTGGGTAGATTGCAGCGACAAAGAGTGGCGCAGCAAGCGTGCCGCCCATGAGGAACTTGACGCAAAGGTTAATGAGCTGCTTGGCAAGAAAGCCAAACGTTGGAGCGACCTCTATAAGGTAGAGCGCAACAAGAAGCACCCAGGCATACCAGTAGAATATTGGGACAATGGCGAGCGAGTACAAGAAACCATGTCACAGGGCGAGGCGTTGAGCCTTGTTGTGTGGAGCAAGCAGAAAGACGCTGAGGCTGGCTTGCGCCGAATGGGCATCAGCGAGGAAGACATTGAGACCATCAAGAGCCATCTCGATCCAAAATTCTTGCAGCTTGCCGACTGGGTTGTTGAGGAGTTCCTGCCCAAACGTAGGACTTATTACAACGAGGTGCATGAGCGGATGTTTGGTGCTCCAATGGCCGCTATTGAGCATTATTTCCCCATTGTGCGCAACAGCCGTGACGTGGAGAAGCCCAGCGACATTACCGAGCGAGACCTTGGCGAGACAAAGCCCAGCACCATAACCGGCAACATCATCAAGCGCCAGCGCACCGCCGCCGCCCTTGACGTGCATACCGACTTCTTTGACCATCTGCTCAAGCACCTCGACGACATGGAGAACTGGGCAGCGTGGGCAGAGTTCAACCGAGACATCAACACGTTGCGCAACTATAAACGCTTCAAGAACCGAGTCCTCAACATGCACAGTGTGGAGTATGGCTCAGGCAAAGATTTATGGAAAGCCTTTGACGACGCGTGCGCCATTGCCGCTGGAGTGTATCACCCCAGCACCAAGCGCGGCAGCGGTGACAACCTTGCCGTCAATGTTGCCAAGGGCGTGACAGGAGCTAAGATTGCATTCAGGTTCTACACAGCCGCCAAGCAGCTGTTGTCGCTACCCGCATTTTGGAATGGCGATGCAAGCCTGCTTGAGCTTGCCAAATGGGAAAACCCAGTAGGAGCCATCATCGCCTGGAACTGGGCGATGAAGAACCTGCCAGGCTTCTCAAAGAGGTGGCAGAGCAGGCAAGTTGGTGACGTGAGGTTGATGGACACCGACAGCGACTATGCGTTTTGGCGCAACAACATGGTTAGAGCATTAAGCCGAGGTGGCATGTGGGCCAATGCCCTCGTTGATGGTATGACCGTTGCCATGGGAGCCCGGGCAGTGTATGAGACCCGCAAGAAACGCTACCTGCGCAACGGCTACAGCGAGGAGCAAGCCGAGAAGCGTGCCATGCAAGATGCCGCTATCAACTACAACAGCAGCCAGCAGAGTAGCGAGAACGCCTTCTTGAGCAGTCTGCAGCTCGACCGCACCTGGTGGAGCACCCTAATGACCGTGTTCCGCAGTGCGTCGATGGGCTATCAGCGACGCTTGACCACTGGTTTGCGTAACCTCAAGAACCGCATGAAGAAAGGCTACAAAGCCGAGAGCATCGAGTTCATGAAGAAGCAGATGGTGCGTGACGGCATCGACGAGGCTACCGCCGAGAAAGCCGCACGTCGCATGTATCGCTGGGGCGGCATCAGGAGCATGGCCGATGTTTTTGTCTTTGGTTTAGTCTTGCCATTCTTCTGGAACCTCGGCCCCTATGCACTATACCTACTGATGGGCGACGATGACGACGAGAAGAAAGACATGCTCAAAGATGCAGCTGTTCACAGTTTGTTTGGCCCCGTAGAGGGCTTGACAGGCGGCCAGGCTATGAGTGAGATTGGCAATACTTGGGCAGGATATCTTATGAGTGACAATGACAAGAGCCTCCTCAACGCTTTGCGCTATCACGACTACCTATCGATGCCATTAGGCAGTGACCTGCAACAGATATTCAACGAAGCTGGCAATGACTCAATGGCAGCGTGGACAGACGCATTTAACTTGCTTGTTCAGGCAGGAATTGGAGTCAACCCCGAGACCTTCACCGATGCTTGGGTTGCCATTGCCGACGCTTGCGACGGCGACCCACAGACCACCAAGGAGTTTGCGTTGTGCTTCATGCGAGTTATGCAGGTACCCCAGACGCAGGTTGACAAGTTGTTTATCGACGAGCTTGGCATGACCGCCAGGGATGCCCAGAAGCTCAACGCAATGGAGATGGCCGACCGCTATGCAAGGTATAAGAAGTTCAGAAATGCTCCCCTGCTGAATTGGGCATACAGCCCCGACGAGTCGCAGAAGGTTGCAGAGAAATACCGCAAGCGTTTCCTTGACAACATGCAAGAGCGCATGGAGAGGCTGGACGATGAGCAGCTTGGTTGGAACTTTGAGAACCCCAACGACAGCGAGCGCAGGAAAGCCGTAGGCAAAGTTTATGCCAAAGGCAAGGGTGTGCAGGACAGTGCCGGCAAGAAACCAGCGAGCAACTGGAAGCCTGAGACCCGACGTTCACAGTTGAAGTACCAACGACTGCGTGACTATAACGACCTTGCGGAAGACGTGCTGCTTGATGTGGCCATCGACCAAGCCAAGAACCGAGGCGACGGCGAGACGGAGAAAGCGTTGCGAGACGCGAAGAAAGAGCTCACCGAGATTAAGCGTGGCAAGCACACCAAGACTATTGACATCAACGGACTTGGTGACGGCAGTGCTGATGACGACAAGGCGATTATGGAAGAGCTGCGTGCACGTCGCAAGGAGATATTGCGGGAGCATGGGGTAATTTAAGGCATAATTCATAATTAAGGGAGCTTGTGGGCTCCCTTAGTTGTTTTTTGCGAACAGCGATTACTCGAGTGGTCGAGTGGTCGATGTTTTCTTTTTCTTGCGGTACCAGTCGAGGTATTGCTTGCGCTTGATAGCGATGACTAGTGGCGGCAGCTCTCCTGTGCCGTTGCGATAGGGCGTGCAATAGAAGCACTCATTGAGCATATCTTTCACTGTCGCCTTGCTGCTGATGTACTGCTTGCGCTTGAAGATGCGGAAGTTCTTGCGGTCCATGATTATCAACTTGCCCTCGGCAGAAGGCATTACATAGTAGCGGCCACCGTCGCTGTTGTGAGCTCGGTCGGCTTTGCGGATTGCCTCACGGTAGATGAGGGCGCATTTGATTTTTTGGAAGATGTTCATAGTTTTTCTTTTTCTCGCTAGGCGGTGCCTTGCGACCTTTAAACTGATTTCACTTTTATATATTATTATATAGAGGCTTCGGAGACGGCCTGGCGTTTTCGGACGTAGAGTTGGTCACGTCGCACGATGCGTGGGACGTCCATTTCGTGAAGACTGATGTGCATACCTATAGCACGAGTCATGAGGCGGTCGTCGTGATATCCTTCGGGTGCTTCGTATCGTCCTTCTATCTCAATGTAGGTGGCATATTCATCGAGGCATCCCTCGTCACGCTCGGTGTAGAGACGGTCACGCAGAATAGTTTTCATATTGTAGATGATAGTCTTCTTTGTCGATACGTTGGTGTGGAAGCCATATTTGAGAGGCTTCTTCTGCTTTATGTCCTCAGCACTTTGTTTGCGAGCATAGAGATTGTCGTACACGTCACGGATGAGAGTAAGGATATATTCAGCTTCACCCTTTGTGTTGTTAGTTTCAAGCGTGTTGCTCTCGATAACCAGGAGAGCGTCGTTGTAATACTTCGCTATCTGTGCCGACTTCCAGGCAAGCACGTCCATGTCGATATGTCCTCGCCATTGCGCCACGACAGTAGGCCCCTCGCCCTCCATCATCCACAGACGGTCGAAGACAGTTATCACCGACCAGTCGGCTTTAGCTGACATACCCTTACAGACATCGACGACGACAAGGTAACGTTCGGTTACTATCTCGTCCTCGTCGGGTTCCACGTCCTCCCACATGAACAGGCGACCAGTTTTCTCACGTTTGAAGCGCAAGTTTTCGAGAGCGTCGGGACCGCTATTGTCCTTGCCGTAGATTTCGCCCACCCATTTCGGTGTGCGGCATGCACTACGGAACTGTTCAATATCCTCGTCGGGGAATACCCTTGCACCTGAGAAAGTGAACGCCTCGATGTCGTTAGAAGGGAACTCCGACGCCATATCTCCGTGGTCGGTGTATTTGGAGCGTTCGGCGATATACCAGTGAATAGCTTCAAGAGTAGCCCCCATCATCCATAGACGGTAGAGGTACTGCCCACTTTCCTGACGGTCGGACGCTGCATATTCGTTGTCCCTATTCTCATAGAGCCACTTCGCAAAACGCTCACGCTCGGCATCGCTTTCAAATTTCAGCGAATAGATGTCAATCTCATACCATGCGACAAAGAGAGCTTCGAACTGTGACTTGCCTTCCTTAGCCGCAAGGTATTCGGAGTGGAACAGGTTGCCAGTGCCGTTGGCTGTTGACTCATAGACCACGAGTGTGTAAGGTTCATATACCATACCCGAGAGTGCCGAGCGCACGATTTGTGCTGGAGTCATTTTCTCGGTAGTCTTCCACAGCCCCACCTCTGTAAGATGCACGCAGTTGTAGTCACCACCACGAGCCGAGTTGGGTTTCTCGGCTGTGCCGATTTTTATCTTGCACTTGCGTTGTGGAATGCGCTGTATGTTTCCAGTCTTGCCGACCCCGACCAGCTTAGGCTCATCTTCCTTGTAGGGTTCTCCAAGTTGGTAAAGGAGACGGACAGGATATTTCTCTATCATTTGGTCAAACATGTCCTTAACCTCGGTAGAAGCATCCTTGACGTGTCCGACGATAAGCGAATTGAGACCTACCTTGTGAACCAGTTGTAGCCATGCGATATAGAGCTGTGTCGCCGTTGAGCCTCCCCACTGACGAGCTTTGAGCAGCACCAGTCGAATAGGCTTATTGGCAAGTCTCATATTCTCCAGTCGAGAAATGAGACGGCGTTGTGGACGGTTGAGGCGAAAAAGTATATCTTCGCCACCACCTTTAGGTTTTATATAGACATAGGAAGCAGCCCAGAACGGAAAGTCGTGCTCGTTGCGCAGACGGACAAACTGCTCGATTACTTTGAGACGGTCTTCATCGTCATAGTCGCCAGCGATGTCGTAAAGGAATTTCTCAATGGAGCCAGCTTTTTTTAGTTGCTTGACGAGAGGCACCTTGCGCATCGAGACAGGCAGATGTTGCACCTTGATGGGGAAGTCCTTGAGCTCAAAGACAAACCTCTCCCCTACCGAGTTCTCACCAGTGATTGGGTTGAACTTGGCGGCGATGGCAGCCAGGCGCGCCGAGTTTTCGTTTAATATTTTAGTTACTGCAGAGGTCATGTATGAGCCTTTCTCGCCAAGCGATGCTTGCCGACCTTTTTACCAATTAAAACGGCAATTGCTATGGCAATGCCGAGGGTGAAGCAATAGAGGTGGACGGCTGCTGCCATGGCTGGGATGAGGAAGCCGATTGCTACCATGGCAATTATCCAGGTGAGGTAATAGCGCTTTCTTGCCACCTTGTGGAAGGCGATGCCCATGAGGGCGAAGCAGACACCTGAGAAGCCGATGGCTTTAAGTGTTAAGTCATAAGTGTTAAGTGTTAAGCACCATGAGGGTACTGTGGAGGCTATGAGGAATGCCAGTAGCAGTTCCCAGTCCTTGATGTCGTAGTAGAAAGCGAGTGCTAGCAGGCACCACACGTTGCAGAGCGCGTGGAAGAAATTGGCATGGAAGAAGTGGTAGCACAGGTGTCCTGTGATGCCACAACCAGGCTGCAGCACACATTGTTGTGGTGCGTTGAAGAACGCCAATATCAATAGTGCAAGACTCAGAAGCAGTGTCGCAGTCTTCGTTTGGTTCGTTGAAAGTACCATTCTTTGCGAATATTACATATTATTGTCTTTGCGGAGCCAGGGGTGATGTAGAACTTGGGGGCTGGCTGCTCGACCACCTGTGCCACCAGTCGATAAATAGGCATCTCGGGGTTTTTCTCATGCAGGCACATCACCCGACGATATATCTCGTTATACATCTCACGCCTGGGCTTGCGCATATTAGTGAGTTTGTCGCCCTTCATCATGGAGTGAATGACGATGATCGCCCTTTCCTCTGATACCCAGAATCGACACGTGGGCATATCAACGACCATCTTATATATTTCGGGCATAGAGACAAAAGCTGCTTGCTTGATTAGTTCATGGTAAGCCCTCATCAAGTCATCATTTCGCTGTTGCTTAAATTCAAAGTGACTGCCGTGCGGTTTCATGCGAGTTATGAGTAGAGTCCCTATACAAAATTAACGAATATGCGTCAAGAAATAAAGATGTGGTGGTGGTTGTGGTGGGTAAATTTGCGAATGAAAAATATCATTCAAAGACAAGAATTATGGCAAAAGCAGATAATCAAGCAGTTAAGAGCAAGCGCGACAGTTTCTCGGAGCGACTGAAATCGAAATATCCCGACAGGGAATTTGCCGACGACGAGGCGTTATTTGGTCAGATTTCCGACGATTACGACGATTACGACAGTCAGCTGAGCGGCTACCAGGAGCGTGAGCAGAAGATTGCCGACATGTTCACCAGCGACCCTCGCTCGGCTCACTTTGTCACCACCTGGCGTGACGGTGGCGACCCTGTAGTGGAGTTTGTGCGCCGCTTCGGCAGTGACATCAAAGACCGTCTTGACGACCCCGAGTGGCAAGAAAAGCTTGCCGCCGCCAACAAAGACTTTGTGGAGCGTGTCGCCAAAGAGAAAGAGCTCGAGGAGATGTACGAGCAGAACATCGCCGAGACCAAGAACGTGATGGCGCAGTTCCAGCAGGACAACGGCCTTGACGACAGTCAGCTCGACGAGGTTATGGACTTCTTGAACAAGGTATATACCGACGCTGTTGTGGGCAAGTATGACCGTGCGAGCATGGAGATGGCGTTGAATGCCATTAACCATGACACGGACGTAGAAGATGCACTTGCTGAGGGCGAGGTTGCAGGCAAGAACGCCAAGATTGACGAGAAGCTTCGCAGTCGCCAGAAAGGTGACGGCGTGAGCGCACTGAACGGTAAGAACATGCCAGCAGGCCAGCAGCGGAAACGTCCGATGAACATTTTCGATTATGCGGATGCAGCGAAGTAAAGGTATAAGCGTAGAGTTTTCGACTCCCAAAACAGTTGAGCCATCAAAAGGCACGGCAGGGTTGAAGACTCGTTTAGGCGGGATCTGCACAACGGTCAGCATTCTCAAGGAGGCGGGCAAGGCCACAGGCAACGCAGGCCTCGTCAAGAAACACATAGGTTAAACTAGAAACTAGAAAATAAATAATAACTTTTAAAGAAGAAAAAATGGCTGAACAAGTAACACTAACCCAGACTCAACAATCTGGAAGCGCAAGCACTCCGACCGATGTTAAGCCCACGATGGGTGTCGGTTCCGCTGGTCTCGAGACCCACGTTGGCGGTGCACCAACCACCGTTTCAGGCGTTCAGAATGCCAGTGGCGGTATGGGCGAATTAGTATTGCCCGAAGTTGACAAACGAATTTTCATGTTTGAGCGTGACCAGAACGCATTGATGCAGTTGATGCTGATGGCCAAGCGAGTTAACGTTAAGTCGATGGAAGTAAAGCACTATGCCATCGACCAGGGCACACCCATTGTAACTGTCGCATCAATTAGCGGCAACGTTATCACCCTCGTCAATGCCGACAAGGGCAAGGTTCGTGCCTACGACACCCTTATGGTTAAGGGCGTGAAAGGCTACAACTTTGTTACAGGCACTGGCAACGTGCTTAGCCGCCGTCCCCTTCAGCTCTTTGTCAAGAGCGTGAACAGCGACGACACTATCACTTGTGTTGCTCTCAACGGCGTGAAGCAAGCTGCCACCGACCAGTATGGCAACATTCCAACAAGCACCAGTCCTGTTAGCTCCAACACTAACGTGATTGTTGCAGGCACCAAGCTAGTTCGCATGGCTAATGCTCTTTATGAAACCCAGAAATGGGTTGACCCCAACACCATCATTCCAGTACCCGACGAGCTGTACTTACAGAAGCGTGGCATGACCAGCATCGTATCGAAGTACCTTGCTGACCAGGTAATGGAGATTCCTTACGACGAGGCAGTAAAGGCCGAGGCACAGCTGCGTGAGTTCAAGGCAGCAGGCAACCGCACTCTGCTTATTTCTCAGCAGAACAAGATGATGGTACGCTCCAGCATGGGCGACGACCAGTGGTGCTATACCACCAATGGCGTTCGTTGGCAGGTTAAGCGTGAGGTCAAGCACACTGGCGCATGGACTTATGAGGACGTAATTGCCCTTATCAAGACCTACTACAACGGAGCCGACAAGCCCAAGAGCGGCATTTGGTTGGTAGGCGACAACCTTGCATTGTCACTCCAGCTTATTGACTGGAGCCAGCACCCCGAGGTCAAGATGGAGCCTTACACCAACGAAACTCTTGGTTGGAAGGTTACCCGCCTGACCAGCATCTTCGGAGAGTTGCAGATTAAGCTCGAGGAGACTCTGAACGACTGCGGCTACCACAACAGTGGTATCATCATTGGCGAGGACCGTCTCGTACACTATGTGCGTCGTGGCGAGTCGAGCTACACTGAGGACGTAGAGGGCGAGGAAGCTACTCGCAACGGTGTACTCGTGAGCGACGCTCTTGGCTTGAAAGGTAACTGCCACATTTGGGTCGACGGCGACGACGATGACGACGACACCGCACCTGGCGCAGACGTATTCCGTCTGTGGAGCAGCTCCACCGCACCTACTAGTGCCGACCTTGAAGACGGCATCATCTACGTCTTTGCCAACGCAATGACATTGACAGTCACTCACACTTCAGGTGGTAGCACAGTCACTGACCAGACCGTTACCGTCGAGGCTGGCGAGGCATACAAGTACTCGGCAAGTGCCAACAGCAACGCTGGCGGCTGGATTAAGTTCTACGGACCAATTTCGGCTGAGTAATCCCATTAAATCACCAAAACCGCAAGGACGGACGCAACATAATGCCGTCCGTCCTTGTTTCGTTTAAAAGAATACAGACTATGAAAGTAAAAACATACGGAATCCATGGCCTATCGGAATGGCATGGTAAAGTTAAAGCAGGAAGCATAGCGATAAATGTCTCGTTCACTGGTGGCACAGCGTCGCCTAGTGGTGCGCAACCAGCCTACTTCATGACAAAAGACCCCATCACTCAGTTTGTCATTGAAAACTCTAAGGAGTTCAAGCAGGGTTTCATCATCCTGGTAATGCAGCAAGAAGCTCCAGGCGACCACCCACGCATGGCAGTACCAAAAACGAAGGATGCACCGCAGCCGACTGGTGATGAGGAGACAGAGGCTAGTGAGGACGAGGTAGTAGTAACTGAGGCTTCTGAGGGCACTAATATCCAAAAGATAGTAGTTCCAAGTCTGGAGGATGCAAAGACTTATCTTGTAGAGAACTTTGGCATTAGTCGCACCAAGCTTCGCAGTCGTAAGCAGATTGAGGATGCGGCAGCTGCCAATGGAGTAAACTTCGTTTTCTCCTAATGCACAATGCATAATAAAAAAAGACATGGAATACAATGTGAGTGACATAGTGAGGGAGGCTAAGGTTGCGCTTGACGAGAATGTGGACAGCACACCCCTTAGTGGGCTTGGCGACATCGACACCTTGACGATGGTGGAGATTGTCGAGAGCAAGGTGGTGGCCGCTGCCAGGATCATCGAGACCAACGCACCTGCCCATCTGCTTGACTCGGGGCGTGCCTTCGGTGAGAGCATAGGCTGGGACGGTCAGCCCGGTTATGGTGCAGGATATATTCATCTGCCTGATGACTTTATGCGCCTGGTGTGCTTCCAGATGAGCGACTGGGACTATGCCGTGACGGTTGCCCTTGCCGAGGACAGTCCGCTGTACCAGATGCAGCGCAGCCGCTTTGCCGGTGTGCGTGGCAACCCACAGAAGCCAGTGGTGGCGATCACGTCGCAGCCCATTGGGCTTGTGTTGGAGTTCTTTTCTTGTTATAGTGGCGAGAATGCCTTTATCAAAAAGGCTCGTTATATTCCTATTCCCAGGATCAAGAACGGCAAGATTGACTTGTGCGAGAAGCTGAAGCCAGCGGTAGTGTATTACACCGCCTACCTCAGTGCCTTGAGCCTGGGCGAGGGTGACGCAGCTGCTGCACTGCTCAGCACGGCGAGGGAACTGGCTGAGATTGCGGAGCAATCTCATGCATAATGCACAATGCATAATTGGGCTAACGCCTACTTTTCAATGCATAATAAATTAAATATTTATGGCGAGTTATATAGATTTAAATGATTTGGGCAGTTTTGCCAATATTAATGCGCTGTGGGCGGCTTATCCCGAGGGTGGCCAGGAAGGCGACTACTGCACCATTGACGGAGTTAAATACCGCTGGGACAAGTACGACCGCATGTGGGTTGCAGATCCTAACTTCGGACCTACTCCTGCACGGAAGGTAGAAACCTTCTATGGTGACGTGAACATGCAGAACAACCTGACGGTGGCTGGTACCATCAGGGCTAAGGGTGTGAAGCAGCCCTGCGTGGGCTTGCATCCTACCGTTTCGGCACTTGAGGCTGCCTACCCTGACCCTGAGGTTGGCATGTGGGCAGTTGTCGGCGACACTATGCCAGGTCCCATCTACCGTTGCTCGACAGCAGGTGTATGGACTGCCACTGGCGAGACAGGAGGAGTAGATGATATCGACCTGACCGACTATGCCCATGTGGCAGATGTCCCTGAGATTGCCGACAACCTCAAAACAGAAGACCCGCAGCAGGTGCTCAGTGCGAGGCAGGGATATGAGTTGGGCAACGATGTGGCCCCCATGAAGACGACTGACAGCTACACATCGTCAGACCTGCTGGACGGATATTGGAATATTGGGGTGGCTGTCAGTCAAGGCATCGCCGTAAGCACGACACGCCAAGCCAATCCTTCCCCCACTGCATCACCGTATCATCTATATAAGAGCCTGTGCATTCCTGTCAAGAGAGGAGACGTGGTAGCTGTGAACACAAATGGGCTATATTCGGCAAGGCCGTGGGCGGTGACGGATACCGACAGATTTATTCTTTCGACAACAGATGAGACGTATGGCGGCGTAACATCAGCGACACTCACCATTGAAGAAGACGGGTTTGTCTATGTCAACTGCGTTGCTGACGACGAAACGGTGACTACAAACAACATCAACGGGCTGGCTTCATTCAGTGTGACCAAGACTACCAACTACGCTGGCAATGTCAAGAAGGTCCCCAAGCTCGCAAGTCAGGCACAGTCGCAGTACGGCGTGAAAGAGTATGATGCTGACTGCCTTAACCTCGACTATGCGTGGGCTAACGCTTTGTCGGTAGAGACTGTTGACATATACAAAGTGTACAATTCCTATCATGGGTGTCTTTTCTTCCCTGTTTACTGCGGCGACACGGTAGAGATAAATACAAAAGCCTACACAGCAGGCACTACGTCACAAGCGGGAGGCATCACGAATGGCGTGACATGGTGTGTGACGGACACCGCAAGGAATATAGTTTCTGCCGCAGAAGCTACAGACGATGCCGTAGAAGTGACATTGCACATAGAGCAGGATGGCTTTGTGTTCATCAACTGTGCCAATGACTATGAGGGCGAGAACGAGGAGAAGTTGTTTGCCGTGACGCACACCTACAACAAGGTGCGCAAGGAGACCGAACTCAGCGCCGAGCTTGACAAGCGCATAAACAATCCCACGGAAAACACGATGATTTTGTATTATGGCCACAGCGGGCGTGTGCGTTGGCGCCCCTCGGAATTGGAACATGTGCTTATACATACGCATACCACTGGAGAGAAGAAAGGTGTTACTGAATGGTTCTTTAACTCGCTGCTATATGTCGAGTTTGCGACAGGTTGGGGGAACGACGCCCGATCTTTCGGTTGGGGCCTTACGGCTGACAACTCCCGCCCAGCGACAAAGGCTGACTTTGAATGGCTGATTGACAGGTACTTCTCGGAGGACCTTGTAGGCGGCGAGCATGAAGGCTTGAGAGCTTTAGAGGAGAAGATAGGGGACTTGAAAAAGACAATGGGTGTCCCTCCGAGACGCCACAAGGTAATCCTCACAATACCTATCCCGTATTATTATGTACACGGGAGCGACGACACAAGCTCAAACAACCATTGGGGCAAGTTGTACAAGACCGACATACCGAGCTACAACGATGGTTGGGAAGAGGGCGACCCGTGGGCAGACATCTTCGGAGAATACGACACCTTGCTGTTTGACGTGGAATCAGAAGCCAAGGATGGTGAGTGTGCCGAGATGACGCTAAACACGTTGAAAGTCGACGGCGAGGTAATCAACAACCGCCCAATCATCATGAAATGGTTCATAGATTGCGTCATTGAAAGATTCAATGCCAAGGACTACCAGAACATAGAACTTGCTGGGCTGTATTGGGTGGCCGAGTCTTTGACATATCCCCAGTATGTTATCCAACCAAGCGGACAAGACCCCATCATAGGTGATATAAGTGAATACATTCGAGGCAAGGGGTTCAAGCTGTATTGGGTTCCTTTTAGGGACGCAAATGGGAGGTTTTCTCGGGCAGGCATAGACGAGACTTTTCTGCAAACTGCTTATGAATTTGACAAGGGCCTTTCGTTGACAAAAGAGGTGATGAGAAACGCCTACAAAGAAGCTGTGATGCATGGCATGGGCGTGGAGATCGAACTTGATGACACCATATTCTCAACATTAGGCGACCCCAGCGCAATCAACAACGCCAAGATGACACGCCTTGAGGAGTTGATGGAGGTGTGCGAGGAAGAGATGTTCTTCAACCGGGTTGACATTGCTTACTATTTCTCAGGCAAGATGCAGATATGGATGTCACAATCGCCTGTAGAGCGAGTACGCAAGTTTATGGACAGGCTCTGTACATTAATAAACAACGTGGAGTCTTCGGCGACATCGCTTTCTCCTGCAATTGCAACGAAGCAGGACACGCTGATTAGCGGCGCGAATATCAAGACCATCAATAATCAAAGCCTGTTAGGTAGTGGTAATATCACGATTCAAGGCGGTGGCGGTGGCAGTCAAATTCAGAGTGATTGGTCGCAGAGTGACAGTACACAAGTTGACTACATCAAGAACAAGCCGACTATACCTGCGGCTCAAGTGCAGAGCAACTGGAATGAGAGCAACACAAGTTCTAAGGCTTATATTCAGAACAAGCCTACGATACCCACTGTGCCGACCAACGTGAGTGCATTCACCAACGATGCGGGGTACTTGACGCAACACCAAAGCATAAAGACTGTAAATAATACCTCATTGGTTGGTAGTGGCAATATGAACCTTGCAAAGCCAGTCGGAGTGATTGCTGTAGCAGGCGCTACACCTACCCAGACGTTGAGTCCTAACACGTTCTACAAGTTCACTGGAGCGATCACAAGCCTAACCCTTACACTTGGTAGCGAGGTTAGCGGAATAATGAATATCTACGCCTTCCGCTTCACGGCAGGTGTTGACAATCCGACCATCACACTCCCTCAAGGTGTGGTGATTAATCAGGACTTGAGCCTCAAGACTGGTGATGTGTGTGAGTTCAGTATTCAAGACAATTTAGCTTTGTTCTCCGTTTGGGGGGCAAGTTAAGAAAGGAGAGCCGAATGAGTTTAGAGCTAAGACGAAGAGAGATGATGCAGGCAAGCGAAGATTACCTCAAGGGGTGGACAAAAGGTTATAGGATTGCCAACAATGGCACTCTTACGCCTTATGCTACATTCATAGCGTCTCCGCATATACCCATCCCTGCTGGCACTGAACGAATTGAAGTTTACCAACCGACAGAGTATAATAAGCCGAAGAATGTCCTTTGTCTTTTTTATGCAGATGGCACATTTCAAGATTTCTATTTCAACTACGGGCCAAACTGGAGAGTTAGGCAAACAACCCTCCCAAGCGGAGTTACAGAGATTAATGTGTCATTTCTCATAGCCGATGTAGATAACTGTTACATCAAGAACGTATATACGGGCGAATATATATGGAAAGGCAAGAATGTTGAATAATTTAAAACTTGATAATATGTCTAACGAATTGAACACTAACGCATTAGGGGGGGTATCAGCCTCCTCGAAAGGAGAAGGGCGATGATGGGGGATGTCAAGGAGACCGATTTGACTGGCTGGACTTTGGGGAAAGGCTTAACCACTGCGAATTATTACACAACAGACGAGCTGCTTTGCGTGTCACCATACTACGATGTGGCAGGTGGCGAGGAAATAGAGGTGGTGGTCTTCAACACTTACGATAATGACCATCAATGTAAGTTCATTGGTTTAAACAGCAATAATGGTAGAAACGTAAGCAGAACGATTTCCACTAAACCAGTGATAATAGCATTGGGAAGTGATACAGTCAGATTTCGTGCTGTATGTATGCTTGCCTACATTGACAACTGCTACATAAAGGATTTAACTAACAACGTCTTTCTTTGGAAAGGGAAAAACGTAAAATAAACATAAACTATGTTCACAAACGGAGAGAAAACAATAACTGGCAAGCGCATCACGGTTAACGGATGCGTTGTGCTGAACCCAAGCGAGGAACTGCTTGAGGAGCAAGGATGGCACAAGGTAGTGCCAAGCGAGCCGACACAAGCGCAGCTCAACGAGCAGCGCATCTGGGAGCTGAAAGACCAGCTCGCACAAGGTGACTATAAGATTATCAAGTGCACAGAGGCGCAGCTCATGGGCGAGCCGCTGCCTTATGACATCACCGCACTGGTGGCGGAGCGAAACGCCATGAGAGCCGAGATTAACGAGCTGGAGGCGCAGTAAAAAAAGAGGCGACCTCTGTCGCCTCTTCCCACAATGGGGAGTTAAAAAATCGTCCCCTGCACATTCAAATCTATCTACCACAACAGACATGACTACCCAGCCCACTGGAGCGCAGGGGACGTAAGTCCTCGGCTTAGCGGACTGGGTTCATTGTTTAATAACGCGTATCTGTTGTGGTATGCAAAGGTAATAAAATAATATTATGCTTGCAATAGATTTGGTGAGATTTTGCGCTGAAATGCTGAAACGTCTTTCAGATTGTGACATTTTGCTTGACGATTACAAACGAGTGGAGATGTGCGATGAATACTGCAAACTAATAGATGAAGGCCATAAAAAGGAATATGCCATTGCAATAGTCACGGAGAAATACGGAGTGAGTGAAAGCACTGTACGCAGGGCAGTTAAGCGGCTGTGCCGACCTGTCACGACGTGAAAGATTAATGAGCCTGGAAAAGTTGCAAAGCCATTTTGATGTGACTAACTTTGTAACACCTTAAATTGCGCAACTACAAGGTATAATTCAATCTTTTATTAATCTTAAATCTACTATCACAATGGACAATGACATGATGATGAGGGGACTTTCACCCTACGAGACTTTCATGATTAGCGAGAAGCAGGGCCGCCGCACCAACGGTGTGGGCATCACTGGACTTGTGCTTGGCAGTGTGGGTGCTGCCGCCGCTATCGGAGCGTGGATTTTCGCACCTATCTATGCCAACAGCCGTGCTAAGGCAGCCCAGGACATCGCTGCCGCACAGAACGCTGGCACCGCCAACCTGCTCAACAACGTGGCAAGCCTTCTCGCCGCAGAGCGTCAGGAGCGTGTGGCTGGTGATCTTAACATCACCACCACCATCAACGACAGCGTGAGCGGCTCACAACAAGGCTCTATCAACGCACAGATTGAGAACAGCGCAATGGCACAGGCAACTACCCAGCTGCTTACCCAATCGCTGCTCGGCAACCTGAGCGAGAACGCACAGAAGGTACAGATTTATTCTGCTCCACAACCATGCGGCTGCCCCTGCGGTTCTTAATAATGCACAATTATTGTGGCGTTAACAACCCCACATACTGAACATTAATTACACTTGCACATGTTTTTCCAGAACCGAAAGAGAGAGCAACAGATTGCGATGCTACAAAGAATATCACCGATAAGTAAGGCGAGCCTTAAACGGCAGTGCCTGTTGATTGCCGAGGGCGACCTGAAGAAAGCCAAAGAGTATTATGACTTTTGGGTTGACGGCATGGGTGAAGACCTACCGACCTTTGACCCGAAGCAGCCGAGCTGGGTAGACAGCTTTGGCACAAGAGTGAACAGCGTGCTTGACTGGGCACAGGAGCACAAAGACGTGCTTAGCCAGGGTGTGGATTTGATTAGTAACCTTATTGGGCGACGTGGCCCTGCCATAGCAGAAGCAGCGCAGTCGCTTGAAGAAATCAACGAGTGATGAAAGGCTACGAAGTTAAGTTCAACATTTATGCCAACAGCCAGGAGGAAGCCGACATGGCGACACAGGCAATAAAGGCATTTATCAGCGAGCACGCCAAGCAAGGCCGTGCTGTGACAGCGACAAAAGTTGCCAATGCTATCGGCAACTGGAAAAACAATGTGCTTGTGCGCAACCGCATAATCAACTACTTCAATGGCTGAACAGATAACATGCAAAGGCGACTGCATAACGTGCAGTGCGGCACAGAGAATATACTGTGCAGCACAGCGCACCTTTGCAATCATGCAGAACCAACAGGCGATCCTCGAGCAGCTTGCACAGCTGCGTGAGGCCATCAGCCAGGCGAGAGCTGTCGCACCGATAGATGAGACAGGCACAGAGGACGATGCCGGTGCAGACAATAGGGCATCGAAAAAAAGTCGAACATCTAAAAAAGTAAAAGAAAATGAGCTGTAATAACAACAACGGATTGACGTATGTAAACACATGCATCCCTGCGCCTGGTGCGACAGCCACCGACGCAACCTATGTACTTGATCTAACGCATAACCTGTGCGGCAACCGCAAGGTGTGCACCAATGCTGCATATCCTATCACTGCCGACCTTAATTACCAGGTGCGTAGTGTGGAGCCAGTGGGCAACGACACCTACAACTGTGAGATACTTGTGTATGGAACATGTACCTACATGCCCCACAAGCAAGGCTGCAATCCCTGCTGCACCCCATGCCCCCAGACCGACAACATTTGGGCTGTGCTATCGGTGCCAGTGACAGCGGCCACTACCCCTACCATCACGGCAGGCACGTGCTCATGCAGTCCAGCCAATGTGCGTGACTGCTGCAACGTGACCAACGCAGTAAGTATTACCACCAGCTTCAATGTGAGCCAGGCATGATGACGGCGTTAATGCTCATGGTGATTGTGGTGCTCGTCAACCACATGGGATTGATTGAGGCTATTGAGAAGGTGACGCATTACAAGTTCAAGATATTGGCCTGTAGTAAATGTGGGACCTTTTGGTTGGCGTTGATCGCCCTGTTGGTTGAGGGCATGCCCATCATCGAGAGCGTGACGATGTCGATAGTGGCTGCTTATGTTGCATTATGGTTAGAATTGTTTTTAGCGATAATGGCGAAGTGGTATGAGAACACCTACGATAAAATATCCGAGGCCGAAGCCGAGCAAGCCGAAGCCTCCAGTAGTAATTAAGTGCCCCAAGTGTGGGCGATAAAAAGCATAGATTATGATATACGATATTATTAAGCAATATGGTGAGGGTAAAGGTGAGAGCACTATGTGGCGCAGCGTGCGTGCCATTGACGATGAATTGAAAGACATGCTCACGCCAGAGGATTACTGCCACATGGAGCGAGTGGTTTATGCTTCTATTGCTGGTTCTCATTACAATGAGGAATTTGCCAAGCAAGACGTGAAGAAGATGTACTACAACCGCAACGGCATGAAGATGAGTGCCCCATACTGGAGTGACGAGCAAGTTGCCGAAGTCTATAACAAAGTGAAGGGGGAGATACCGAGTGCCTACAACATGTGGGACTGGTATGTTGCCCTGAACATGACAAAGGCTGACAACTGCGTGCTGTTCAGAAAGTGGTGGCAGGGAGCCAGCGACGAGGAAGTTGAGAAGCGCATCATCGAAGCTGCCGTGAACTATCTTAACGACACCGACAACCCTTATGGGACTGAAAAGATATGGTGCTACCTGAACGGTTGACCATATATCTATTGCAAGTGTGATGAGGTGGCCGCCAGAGGGTGGCTGCCTTTTTTTTGTGTTGTGTTAAGAAATAAAAAGGTGGTGCGGATTATGGGGATTAACTTTGTGAGGATAAAAGTTTACACTCATGGCGACAAAAACATTAGATACAAACAAAGACGGCCACGTTGGCTGGAAAGAGTTGGACTTCCGCGACAAGGTGGCCTATACCATGGCGATAATACTAATCGCCAGTGGCATTGTGATGGCGTTCTTGTGCTTCTTCCTCACTGGTGACTACAACGTGACCGACGGCGTGCTGTTCTACTGTAGCGAGGTGTTCGTGACAGGCGGTGCGCTGCTTGGCATAGCAACCTATGTGAAGGGGAAATTTGGCGAGATAAGTAGTTACATTCACAAGAGACTTGACAACGATGAAGATATTGAAGAAGGGCAGCAAGGGTGACGAGGTCAAGACCTTGCAGGGGCTTTTGGGAGTGACTGTTGATGGCGATTTCGGTCCCAAGACAGAGGCTGCCGTCAAAGAGTACCAGCGTACTCACAATCTCGTTGCTGACGGCATCGTGGGTGCTAAGACCTGGGCGGCGCTGGGCGTGACTGTTGCAAAACCTGCAACGGTCGTTGACCCCTCGGTCATCTATAAACCATTGAAGAGCTGCATCTCCAAGTCCCCGAACCGCAGCATTAAGTATCTTGCCATCCACTATACGGCAGGAGCAAGTTCGGCACCAGGTAAGGCCAAAACGATGGTGGATGGATGGGAGAGAGAGCGCAAAGGCAGTGCCGACTTCGGGGTTGATGACAGGGTTATGGTGCAGTTTAACCCTGACTTGCGCAACTACCACTGCTGGGCGGTGGGAGACGCCAAGAAGGCCGCTGGAGGCGGTGCGCAGCTTTTCGGCAAGGCAATAAACCGCAACACCGTGAGTATTGAGATGTGCTCCAACCTCAAGAAAGGGTATGACCTCAATGCGGTTAACCACGATGGCTGGTACTTTACAGAGGCCACCCTGGACAACGCCGTGAAGCTCGCGAAGATATTGATGCGCAAGTTCAACATCCCCATTGAGCGTGTGGTGCGGCACTATGACATTTCGGGAAAGGTGTGTCCTGGTGTTGTGGGCTGGAACAACTATGTGCTTTTCGACAAAAACGGCAAGCGCACTGGCGACAAGAACGACAGCAAGAAGTGGCTTGCTTTTAAAGAGAGGTTAAAATAACACAAGGCCGTGCCTTGCGATACAAACTAACATGAGACGGAAACAAATAGAAAGCATAACAGCTGGATGCTTGCCGAAAGTGGCTGGTTTCCTGCTTGGGCTGCTTGCCTGCCTGGTCATTACCTTGTGCGGCTGCAAGACGCAGAAGGAGGTGCAGGTGGAGCGCGTGGAGGTTCCTGTGCCGATAGTGCAGGAGCACACGATAGAGAGCGTGAAGATAGACCATGTGCGTGACACCCTGGTGCAGCGCGACTCAATCTTTCACTATGTGAAAGGCGACACGGTGCTGATAGAGAAGTGGCACTGGCTGCAAGGCTCGACCAATGCGGTGAGAGTTGACACCCTCATCAAGTGGGACTCGATAGAGGTGCCTGTTGAGGTGGTGCGCGAGAAGACGAGGACGGTGACCAAGATTGAGGAAGTGGAGAAGCCGTTGAAGTGGTGGCAACAGGCCTTGATGTGGATGGGCTTCGGGCTGCTCGTGGTGATTGGGTGGAAGATAATTAAGACACATAAATAACAAACACACGAGGCAGTGCCTCGCAATACAAAATGACTGACACATGCAAGAGGTGACGTTGACGATAGAGAAAGACAAGGTGATGCACGAGGTTGCCAAGGCTACCAGCTACACCGGCGCCAAGATGATGGCTGATGACCCTGGAGCCTACGACCGCATCTTTGTGAGCGACGAGGAGCGCGAGATGCTTGAGCGCTACTGGGTGGAGGCCTGCAGCCTCGTCACCAGCACGCTGCGAGAGTGGGTGAAGGAAGTTGACCCCCAGCCCATTCATCATGGTGTGGACATCACCACCGACTATGAGGTGACGCTGAGTGTGGCCGATGCCTGGCCCACCGCATTGCAGGACAGCGTGCAGTCGTCGCTGCTGAGTTTTGTTGTCGCCACCATATTGAGCAAGTGGTACCGCTTGACCAACAAGGGCGAGACCGAGGTCTATGCTACAGAGGCGGCAGCGCACCTGACCGACGTGGAACTGAAATTATTTCAACGCAAAAGACCAAGCAGGCCATGATAAAGAAAAGGACAAAGACAGTGACGCTGACATTCCTTAGGGAGCAGCTGCTATATGACATAAAGAACCTTGCCTACGTTGAGGGCGATGTTCTCCCATATGATGCCCAGCACTCCAAGCACCAGGTGCAGGACATAGGCGAGGAGGGCAACGTGGACCGCGTGACCAGGATGCTCGACCTTGCGCTGGCACATTGCGTGGAGGCGCTGTACCCATTCAGCAAGGTTGATGTGGAGAGCGGCGTTGTGCTTGACGACACGCTGACAGAGACCCCGACCTACACAGTGGAGCTGCTTGTGCCCGACGACTTCTCGGACACGACAGCCAAATATCTGGAGCAGTTGATCCACAACCTGCTTGTGTATTATGTCCTTGCCGACTGGATGAGCATAGCGAATGTGGCGAACCCCAAGAGCGCCGCCAACTGGGCCGCCAAGGCACAGGACTTGGAGGACGAGATAAAAAGCAAGCTCAATGCCAAGACAGGCAGGGTAAGGAAATTCCAGAGTCCTTTTTAAAGATTTCAGACATGAGAACAGACAAAATATTCAGCAAACGCAGAGTCGTTAAAGAAGACCTCTTAGAGATGGATTCCGTGGCATGGAGCAAGAAGTTTGAAGGCCGCAGGGCTTTTGACGTGCTTCTTGAAGCGCAGCGTTGCTGGGATGCTATGGAGCCATTCAGGCGAGAGCGACACCGCATGTGGGAATATGTCAAAGGCAACCAGTGGGGCGACTATGTCACCGTTGAGGGCCAGACTATAACCGAGGAGGCCTACATCAAGAAGCAGGGCAATGTTCCACTTAAGAATAACTTGATGCGTCGCCTGGTGCGCAACGTCACTGGAGTATATAGAGACCAGAACAAAGAACCTACCTGTGTAGCTCGTGACCGTGACGAGCAGGTGTTTGGCGAGACGTTCTCGACATTGTTACAATATAACGGCCAAGTCAACAACCTTAAAGAACTTCAGGCAAGAGGCTTTGAGGAATTTTTGGTTGGTGGTGGCATCGTCCATAGGAAGTGGGCAGGCTGGAATGGTGACGAGCCAAAATATGATTGTTGGACAGATGCCATTCAGCTCAACACATTCTTTATAGATAGCAACATGCGTGACATTCGTGGCTGGGACGTGTCGATGCTTGGAGAGGTTCATGACATAGACTTTGGCACTTTGTGTAACAAATATGCCCATAGCCCAGAGGATTACCAAAGACTTCAAGAGATATATCACAATGCCCACAATCGAGGTTTCCTAAAGAACTATTGCGAGATATTTGGCCAGCATAAGCTAGAAAACTATGATTTTTTGTACACTACTGACCCTACTAGATGCCGTGTTATTGAGGTGTGGCGCAAAGAGAGCAAGCCCAGGTGGCTGTGCCATGACTTTAACAGTGGCGAGCTATTCAAGATAGAAATAGAGGACAAGGCCGAGCTTGTGGATGCCGTCAATGCTGAGCGCATAGCCCGAGGTGTGGCGGCAGGAATGAACGAGGACGACATACCGTTGATAGAAGCCGAGTGGTTCATGGACTACTACTGGTATTATTACCACTTGACACCTTTTGGTGACATCTTAGAGGAGGGCGAGACGCCCTACAATCATAAGAGCCACCCCTATGTGTTCAAGTTCTATCCCTTTGTTGACGGCGAGATTTTTAGCTACGTCAAAGACTTCTTAGACCAGCAGCGTTACACTAACCGCTTAATCACGCTCTATGACTGGATCATGCGTGCGTCGAGCAAAGGCGTGCTCTTGGTACCAGAGGAAAGTATCGGTTCAATGGACATCGAAGAGATTGCCGACGAATGGAGCAGGTTCAACGGTGTCATCGCCATCAAGACCAAGAACGGCGTGCCCATGCCACAGCAGATTGCCAACAACGCTGTGAACATCGGTATCAGCGAGCTGCTTAACATACAGCTCAAGTTCTTTGAGGACATCAGCGGTGTGCATGGAGCTCTGCAAGGCAAGGCGGCAGCCAGTGGTACGAGTGGCACGTTGTACGCCCAACAGGCGCACAACGCCACAACATCATTGCTTGACCTATTGGAGAGCTACAGTACGTTTGTCGTTGATAGTGCATATAAAGACCTTAGTAACATACAGCAGTTCTATGATGAGAAAACCATCTACAACATTACAGGCAAGCATGGCTTGATTGGTTGGCGTGATGTGAAGTGTGACATCGCTATTACCGAAAGCACTACGACACCAGCCTACAGGCAGTTTGCCAACGATTACTTGATGCAGTTCTGGGAAGCTGGCCAGATAAGCATGATACAGTTGTTGAGGCATGGCAGCTTCCCATTTGCCGACGCACTGTTGCAAGAGCTTGAGTCGCAGCAACAGCAGGTAAAGCAGGGCCAGGTGCCACAAGGTATATCGCCAGAGCTTGCTCAGCAAGTTCAGCAAAGCGCCAACCAGGAAGCTGTGAACCGAGGCTACCAGATGATTAGGGGGAATGGGTAATGCACAATGATATAGCGCATGTGTTGCGCACTGATAATGTAGTATTTTCATAAGATAGAAATTGTGGTTAATTAAAAGTTGAGCCCGGCTGTCTTCACAGATAGCCGGGCTCTTGGTTTTATATCAATTACAAAAGAGTATAATCTTTATTAACGAGCCAGAGGCTCGCACTGCCTGACACGACAGGCGGTGTTATCTTGGGCGGTTGAGATAACGAGGGTTGTACTGGATGGTGCAGCCGTAGATGCTCTCGTCGGGACGGAAATCGACCAGCAGGACAATGCGGAAGAACTTGTAGGGCGTGCCCCGGAAGCCTCGCAGGTAGTGGTCGGTACTGCTGCTAATGAGGAACCAGTGGAACAAGTCGCGCGAGCCGTAGAGGATGGTGCGTATGGGCTTGACGGAGCGTGACGTGTCGAGGTGGTTGAAATAGCCTCGCTGAATCACTGTGTCCCACGTTTTGAGAATGTCGGGCTCCAGCTTGATGGGGCGGGTAATGATGATGCCCTTGACACCAGTGGTGACGTTTCCGTCCTTAGAGAGGTCGATGAGCATGCCATCATCGGTCACCGCCAGCGCCTCGGGATAGGAGTTGATGCCATAGTCGATGCTGGTGGGCATAGTGCTCCACTTGTGGTCCTTGAGCGAATAGACGTAGGCATAATCCTTGCTAGTGTTATAGACGATGATGCGCTGGTGGGTGTAGTCGTAGATCATGCGGCAGCCATTGAGGAACTGCGAGAACGGCAGCAGCGCAGGCACCGACAGCTGCTCGGTGGTGAGCAGTTGCTGCAGCCCTGGCAAGTCGGAGAGCGATGCTGGGGAGTCGCTGTTGATGTCGTCGCTGATGCACTGGCAAGTGGAGCCCGAGAGCAACATGATGCCTCGGTCGGAGGTAAAGAGCACCGCGTCGTCGAGCTGTGTGATGGAGTCGGGGTTGTTGCACACGTCGCGGGTGATGGGTTGTCGCGCTATGTAGCTGCCGGTGCTTGAGGTCTCGAGAGCCCACACCCCCTCGGTGGTGAAACAGTAGAGCGGGAACTGTCCGAACTGACCTTCGGAGAGCGGCTTGGCGGCAGTACAGATGCCAAGGATAGTTCCCGAGCCGACAGTGTTGATGCCAGTGGGCTCAAAGACGAATGGGTTGTTCACGACAGAAGTGTATACCTTGTTTTCCTGCCTGAATGCCCCACCAGTCGGTGCTGGTGCAGTGCCGCTCATGGCAACGGGTGTTGCATCCTGCTTGGTTATATCGCCGAGCCAGTAGGCTCCGTTGAGCAGGTCGTGTGGAGTGAGCTTCAGCTCATAGGTCTGACCCATGGACTTGACGTAGGCAAACTTCGCATTAGCGTCAGGATAGAACAGCCAGTGCGGAAAATTGGGGTTGTTGGAGCCTTGCTCACTTTGCACCACAAGAGTCTGCATCTCGTTCTTGACAGAGACCGCCACCTGCCATGCGACACCACCAATGGCGCTTGCCTGGGCAAACTGGATTGACGGAGTGAGAGGGCTGTGCGGTGTGCGCTCCACGCCAGAATAGTTGACGCGGCCGTTGAATGTGTAGATCATCGATGCCTTGAGGTGGTCGTGGCTGTGGTAGTCGTCGGCCATAGTCTTGCGACCGAGCAAGCCGGCGAGCGTACCATCCTCCAAGTCGAGAAGAGCCTCATTACATGTGGCCAATTCGTCTAGAGAAAACTCCTTGATGATGTGGAAATTGGCGGCACTGGTCAGACTCTTCTTAACGTCGGTGTCATTGCGCAAAGGTATTGTAGCAATGTAGTTAGGGTAGTTGTAGGATGTGTCGTAGCGATTGAAATAATCGCCGAAGTTGCCATTGCGTGTAGCAGAGTCAAAGCTCTGGAATATCTGCTTCAACGGCTTCACACCACCCCATGTCGGGGCAGTGACAGATTTGTCACCCAGCTTCATAACCTTGCTGACGGTGTAGTAAGGCTCCCAGTCGTTGGTGCCGTCCATGTTGGTCCATCCAAGTACCTCTCCCGCCTGGTCGTAGGTGTAGACCGGTGCCGACACACCGATGTCGACCGACAGTATGAGGTCTTTCCACTTGGAAAGATTGGGAGGAATATACGTTATGCTATAGACCAATTCAGAGAGGCAGCCATAGACGCGCCCGCGAATCTTGGTCTCGACGAAATTGTTATCATTATCATTAAGACACAATCCCCTATTGCCATCTAGGGCGAATATTGGTCCTCGGCTATTGGGAATCATCAGCACCGGGTAGGAGTGCATGATGTAAGACTCGTCGTAGAGGCGGTAACCGTAGCGCACGAAGAATGGCAACACGAACTTGTTTTGATTTGTGCCTTTGTCGTTGACGAAGGAGTTGAGCCGCGCGAATACTGATTGCGAGAGCATAGACTTGAACGTCATGATGCTGCTCTTCTCATCATCGGTGCCACCTTCCATTCCCTCGATGGAATAGGTAACATACTCTTGAGCGAACCTCTGCTGATATTGAGCCCCCTGAGCCATGACGGGTTTGGGCTTGGCCCATGCACTCGGTGTTGAGTCATCATTTCCCAAATGAGGCACAACAGGTTCCTTTAGGTTGCCGAACTCAATTGTTGTTCCACGGTAATCGGACTGGTTGGTGTCGGCAATATTTTTGGTGTCGGGCCACACGGCGAAGTCGGAGTGCAGACCGAAGGTAATGTTCAGCATGGGAGGTTTCTGCCCCAGTGCCTCATAGCGTGGCTGTGTGCCTTCAGTCGTCCACAGGAAGTAGTTCAAGCCGTTGTCGTCATTAACGATGAGCGTGTTGCCAATGCTACCCACAGTGGGAGTGCCTGTGATGCTGCCCCCCACTATCTCGTGGCGTTGAGGATCAAGGACACCATCCTTCTCGCAGACCCAGTAGAGCTTGCCATCGTTAAGGATGATGTAGTGAGTGTGTCCCGGAATCTTGTGAATCCACAGGATGCTCTCGCCAGGGGCGAGGGTGAAAAGTTCTTCGGGTGGGAAGATGGGGTGCAGCGCGCCGTCCTCGGGGACGAGGTTGAAGGCGCCGGCGAGGTCGCCGTCGGGGCACTCGTAGTCGCTGGGAGTGGCTGTGTAGCCGTTGTATTTGATGTCCTTTATCATCTAGGTATGTTGTGTTTAATTATTAGTGGCAGAGCCGTGCCGAGAGAGGGGTGGCTGATGGGCTCGCCGACAGGCAGACGAGCCTCCAGGTAGTTGCCGTTGACTTTGAGGACAGCCTGGCATAGCCGCTTGGAGTGTGCCCGCAGGTTGTTGCAGGTGCGGCCTTTATAGGTTGGCGCACATTGTGCTTCGTGGCGACCGACGGCGTTGCGGTGCTTGACGTAGAGGTAATACTCGCCTGTATCGCGTGCGATGTCGATAGTGTCGCCTGGCTGCAGTGCGAGTGCCTTGGCCACTCGGGCTGTGATGTCGATGCGCCCGCTGCTGTGGAAGGTGATGTCGGGTCGTCGGGTGTTGTCCAGGATTGATGTCATTGCGGTGGGCAGATTTGATAGTAGGTTATCTCATGCAGCCGCCTGCACTTGACCGTGAGCTTGACCTTGGTCATGGGTCGCAGGTTGTAGTCGTAGAACATGCGGTTGACGGTGGGGTTAAGCATCTCGAAGCCGATGGTGCGGTGCTTGGTGTTGTACTGGATATCGGCTAGCTGCGTCTCTTGGTCGAACTCGGGGTTGAGGATGAAGCCGTAATGCCCCTGCTGGTGGTTGGCGAGTGGGACGTAGAAAGCGAACACCTTGGCCTGCTCGAGCGAGAGCCCTCCCATGTGGTGGAAGAGTGCTCGGGAGAAGGTGATAGAGTTGTCGGTGGCGTCGGCAATGACATACATGTGCCGCGCGCGGAACCAGTTGATTATTTTCTTGAGGATTTTTTTCATAACTGCGAAGATAGTTATTAGATGGTGGGCTATTGTTTTATTTCTTAATTCTTGTACGAGCCAACGGCTCGCAATACATGACAACAGCCTAATAGCGCTTGTGCGAGCGGAATGAGACAGTTTCGACGAACATGAATGAGCGGTTAGCGTCGAGGGAGAGCTTATGCTTCATGGCTTCTTCCTTGGTGTGGAAGATGAAGCATGAGATCTCACAGCGGTTGGTGCCTCGTGTGTTGATGATGTTGGCGTAATATCGGTTGCCCAGGATGTGGGCGAGGATTTTGTTTAGTAGGTCCATAGTTTATAGTTGTATAATGTTATTTGTGTTCCACGATAATGAGATGTCACCATTCACAAGGCATTTGAAAGTGTTTATCTTGCGGTGTTTGATGTCATTTTCACACACTTGGTCGCTGACCTTGCTGCCAATGTTCCAATTCACTATGACAGGCACGGGAGTTGGCACAAGAAAATATTTCACAAAGCCGAGTGTGTTTTCGTTTACGAAGATAGCATGGTCTTCGGACTCACGTCTTAAGTATTCAATGAATAAAGACTTATATTCATTATCCGACAAAATCATATCCTCAGTCTCAGGTGAGTTAATCTCGTTGACCGAGAAAGAGTCCTTTTTTATTAAATTAGAAACTCTAACCTCGTTACAATAATGTCCATTTGAAAGTTTCCTGATAAACTTATACAAGCTCCAAGGGTCGCTATTGTTACCACGCCACACATTAGTGTTCACTCTAACCTTACCAATGAAAGATACGTATATTGTATTAAGCATACTAAAAGGAATAAAATCCTCGTTATGGAAGCTTATATTCAATCCATCAAGAAGAAAAGAGAGGTCTTTGATTAACGAGAAATTGTTGCACAATTCAATTCCATTGGTCGTTAAGAATAGCTTCTTGATGCCAGCTTCTTTTACTTGGCGGCACAGGCTAACAATATCTTTATGCAACAATGGTTCGCCGCCCAGGATTACAGCTTCCTTGATACCATATTTATCAACAAGCTTTTTGATATTCTTTACTGCTTTCCCTATCGGCAGGTTGAGTCTCCTGTCGGTATGTGAGTTTATGCAGTAGAAGCAGTTTCTCTGGCAGTTGTTTGTGGCCACTATACTGAGGTAGGCGTTGTTTGACACCAGTCCTATATCTGTTTCTCGGTATTCGTTTTGCTTGAAAATTTCAAGCGAGTTTGTGTTGATTATCATAATAGTATTTATTAAGTGAAATATTCTTTGCATGTGAAGCCCTTGCGTGGGCTGAACTCCTTGAAGTCGCAAGAAGCGAAAATCTGTTTTTTGTTGGTGTATTGTGCCAAGTCTTTTTGCCATTGCGGTATGTCGTGATGTGACGAGAAAGGGTCGCGGTAAGGCTGTGCGTAGGGATAGGTGTAGCACCGATTGTGGTGTTCCCTTGCGTCGAGCATGCGCTGCCGCCAATGGTTGATGCGGCTGTAGCATTCCTGCAGGTCGCCCATGCCACCAATCATGGTGTAGAGGAAGAATTTCCCACGGAAGCCGTAGTGTTCCAATAGCTCGATGGCATGCTCACAGTCGTCAATCTGCTTGTGTGTGTCGCAGCCAAAACGGATGCGGTTGTTCTCAAACCACTTGACTTTAGCGAGAAGTCGTGCGAACTCATCGGTGACAAGCCTTGCATCCAACGCTTGGTTGAAGTCGACGCCATATCCACGCTTGATGATCTTGCGCAGCTGCTCGACAGCATAGTCGCCAGCGGCAAGGATGTTGTTGTCCATCAGCACCAGATTGTGGCGGCCATCGACCGCTATCTCATCGACATCCATATAGGGGACTACCCTACCCTCCTTTTTCGGCACGACACACCAGGGGCAACGGTTGGGACAGCCGCGAGTGAGAAACCCATAGGCATAGTCGTGAGGTATCTCGGGGTAGATGGAGTAGTCGGGCTGTGTGCGGTCAACCTCGTCAGGCAAACTGGAGTGTACATCATAGCCAGTGCCACCACGAATGATCTCGTCGGCATTGTTGATGAGGTAGCCGTAGTCGGGAGTGAATGTGAATACCTTGGCCATATAGACACGGTGGTAGTGCGAGAAAGGCGTGTACCATTCCACATTGTCGCCCTGCTTGCGGTGCCATGCGGCGAGCTTGGCGAGTGCAAGATTGGGATAGATGGTTGCTCCCCACTTCTTTTTGCTGGCGTGACCGTCAACGTCTATTAGTGCGATGTTCATTTGAAATTTTCGTTGATGTTAACTTGCGATTGGTTGCGTCATCGAAATTTGGGTCATGAATAACTTGGATTTCAAAGTCGTATTTGTCTTTCTGCTCATGTCTGTTCTTCTTATCGTTGATGACTTCTTTTGCGATGGCGAGCATTTCGCTGTCATCGCCCCATATCTTCCTTGCGAGCTCCATCTTCATCTTGTCGAGGCACGCCCGACAGTAGGGATAGCTCGGGATATCGGGGTCTATGACTGGATAAAAAGCCACAGCCTGCTTGCCGCACTCGCAGCATTTACACTCAGACGCTTTCATGCTTGCCTCCTTTCGTAACCCCAAAGGTGTCGGCAACCAAGGCGAGCGTGTCGCAAGCCATGTCAAGTTGGTTGGCGAGCTCATGCAACGCCCAGTTATGCCTCACATTGTCTTTCGCTTTCCCCGTCATTTCGGTAAATTCTTTGAACCAGTCATCGTCAAGGCAATCCTCTTTGTGCAGATAGTCGCACAACTCAAGGAACGAGTCATAAATCATCCTTATCGCTTGCTTGGCACAGACTATATCGTTTCGCTTCATCAGCCATACCCTGCGTGTCTCTTGCTGGCAGTCCTCTATACATGTGGGCTGCCGTTTCTCGTCATCGGGAAACTGGTCCCAGATGTAGATGCCGCTGATGTCGCGCCGTTTATGCTGCTGCGATTGCATCCTGTGCCAAAATTTTTTGTCAACGTCTTTCATTCTTCACCTCCTTTCTTTGATTTCAACCATTCTTTATGCTTTTTGTCGGCAAGTTCTTGGCTGTCTGGATTGCCGAACACATAAAACCCATCAGGATATACATACTTGACAAGTCCTTTCTTCTTGGCATACTTGCTCAAAATGCTATATGCTAATTTTTCTTTTGCGTTCATCACCGCCTCCTTTCATTGCTTCAATTCTTCGGGGAATTCGTTAAACCGTCTTACTATCTCTTTGCAGAGAGCATTTGCACTCTCTGCGTCACCCATGTGGATTTTAGCTATAGTAAAGCTGTAGCCTTCGTTTATACAGAGGTCGGCGTCAACCTCATTGCGAGACACTCGCGCAGGCAAGCAGATGAGTTTCATCGTCTTTGTGTCGAATTCGCATTCTGCGATACTCCATGTTAGTTTTACTTTCATATTAGTATCTGAAATTTGTAAAGTGAATAATAGCAAGTGGTTTTGAGAGGTCATAGTTCTTGAACCACTCCTTCCAGTCCTCTAATGAAAGTCCATCGTAGAAAGCAAGTTTTATCCACGAAACTGGAGTTGAGCTCATGCGAGGGCTTATTAGAGGGTATGACACACTCTCATTTATCAGCATCTTTTGAATGCCAATACCGTCACGTATGGTCAGACGTGCGATTTCGACTTGTTTGCTGCGATACGGTGCGCCCGTCCATTGCCTAACGGATAGGCAAGCCTCTTGGGCTTTAATCTTTTGGAAGCGTTTTTCCCATAACTCATAGTTTGCACGAATGGTGTGCAACTTAATTTGACGACGGAATTTATCTTCAAAATTTGTTGCTTCACCCTTGCGCTTGTGCGTTGATGGAAATGCTTTTGAAAGCATTAAAACATAAGTTTTCATAATCAATCGAAAAGAGTTGGTTGTATTTTGTAATTATAGACAAGAACCTCCTGTTTGCGTAGATTGCCACGACAATTATTGAAATTAGCAACCTGGAGAGGCAGATCGAAAATCTTATAATTCCACTTGTTGGCTTGAATAAACCCATCCAACATCGGCGACCAATAGTTGCTGAGCAGGAATTTTCCCTCAATGCTTTCTAAGAGCTCAAGTAGGTTCTTGAGGTCATTCGTATCATATCCCTTGTAATGTTGCTGGCAGCAGCCGGGATAAGGTGGGTCGAGATAGTAGAAAGTCTGGCCGGAGTCACGCTGTTTTATCACTTCTAATGCGTCGCGGCAAGAGATTTGCGTGAAGCGCAAGCGTTCAAACAGTTTAGTTGTGAAATCGTTGCGATAGTTATTCATGGTGTTTCCTGAATGAGCGCCAGAAGTACCATTGTCCCATTTCCATCCGCCATTAGGTGAACCGGAAAAGGACATGTTTGTGGTCAACCATACTGCCCATGCGATTTCAATATCATCATGCCCTTCGGGGTGATTGTAAATGCGCTTTGCTCTCTTCCACTCACTTTCGCTGTGGAGCGTCGTGACCACGAGTTGCTGGAGTTTTAGAAACGACTCTTCACACATGCAGACCTTATAGAATGTCATCAGCACCTCGTTGATGTCGTTGATGCACTCAAGGAACGAAGGCATTTTGGCAAAGAATACCGCACCTCCACCAAAGAACGGCTCGCAGTAAACTTTGTGCTTGGGTATCATTCTAATAATGACCGATGCGAGTTTCTGTTTGCCGCCGTAATATGTGATGGGGGTTTTCATTTGTGATAGCTCTTATATGGAAACTTGGCCACCTTCGGATATTTGTTCTCACGACGGTATGCAGGAATTTCGTTCTCCATCATGCACCACTCTTCTGCGCGTTCTTTAGTCATGGGGCCTGTTATGGCTTCCCTCACTACCATAATATTGTGCTTTAACTCCATATGGTAATCTTGCACAGAGGTCTATCAATAACAATTTTTTATCTTCTCGTGTCATAATCTCAATCTTTATAAATAAGGTTTATTACTCAAGTTGCTTATACCATTCGTCAGCATCTATATCATCGTCACTGATTTCAAATCCAATGGCGTGAGTTGGATAACCGCTTATGGTAAACTTGTTTCTTTTACTTTCTGGAAGTATTGTTCTAACTCCATTTTCCTCACACCACTTAAGGTACTCGGTTCTTGAATATAACTTTACTTTCATATTAGTATCTGAAATTTGTAAAGTGAATAATTGCGAGTGGCTTTGAGAGGTCGTAGTTCTTGAACCAATACAACCAATAAACAAGCCAAAGACCATCATTGTGGGCCATCTCTTTTACTGATGGTTGATATTTTCCAACTGTTGGGTAGATTATGCGCCCAGAAAAAAAAGTGAGTTTCTGTATGCCTACACCATCGTCGGCAGTTAGTGTCGCAATGGTCTCCTGCTTGCTCATGTATGGGCAACCCGACCACTGTCGGACGGATAGTACCGCCTCGCCACGCTGTACCTCGGCTATGCGCTTCTTCCAAAGTGGGTAGTTGGCCCGGATGGTGTGCAGCTTGTTTTTTCGGAAAGCCTCTCTAAAACCAGTCGGTTCACCCTTGAGAGGATGTGTCGCTGGAAATTCTTTTGAAAGCATTAAAACATAAGTTTTCATAATCAATCGAAAAGAGTTGGTTGTTGGTTGATGTAGTTGTCGCCCCGCTTGATGTAAGCATCTACGTCACGTTCCAGTTGTCGAGCCTTGCTCAAGGCCGCGTGAGAGCGCGTAGAGAAGTATTCCCTTTGCGCCTCACGCATAGCCTTTACAAGGTTGAAGAATTGTAAGCGTCCGTTACACATCATCTTGCTCTGAACTAGCCTTTGAGAGGTTCTGCAAGCATTGTTTAGCCATCTCGGCACATTGTTGCACCTTGTGTTGCACCTTGTGTTGCACCTTGGCCTCGTCGATGCGTTCTCCGAGGACGTGCAAGTATTCAAGCATCAAATGTCCCTGGCGCTCCATCTGCTTGCGTTGCTCGGGGTGGAGCATGCGGAACTGCTCGCTCAAGCCAAAATCTTTGAGACGAAGATAACGCTGCTTGAGTTGGTCATACTCGATGCGCATACGGTCGAGGTGTGTTTCGGCAATCTTGTAGGCTTGCTCAAACGTCTCTTTGGGTGACCACGACTTGTAGCCGTCAGGGTATTCAACGAGGTAACCGTCTTCACCACCCTTTGCGTCAGCAAGGCTACGGTTCAACACTTTCTCTGCTTCACTCTTTGCCATCGGCATAGCCATGATGGTCTTTGTTCCAATGTACTTTTTCATTACTTTACTTGTTTATAAGTCATATTTAAATGGAAAAAAATCCATGTACTTTGTTTCGCTGACAGCCTCCAGCACCGTGTCAACAAGCCAGCCCTTGATGTAGTGCGTGTATCGGTTGCGCGCATCATCGACGCTTGATGCTTGAATGATGATGTACTGTGCCTGTTTCTTCTCCTTGAGAGTCTTCTCGTTGATGGTGATGAGGTTATGCTTAACTTTGTAGAACTTATCGGCAGTAGCATCGTCGGTAGTGACGATTTCTGCGATATTGGTAATCTTCTCTGTTACCACACGAAAATCACCACTGATATAGGCTTCCATTGCCAGTGTGGCACGTTTTTCCGCTTCGGTGAAAGATACTGCTTCCACAAGGTAGTTTTCGGTTACCTTGCGCACAACGCCATCTTCCATCGTTTTGTCGTAGCGGACACCGACTTCAAAATAACTGTTCATAATTTATCTAAAACTTTTGTTGGTGAATATGATTACTTGCATCATCTCGTTGAAGCGGTCGGCGATGCGGTCGCCGTAGGTCTTACGGATTTGCAGGTTGGTGGCGTTAGTCGTGAGGATCGTGAGCTTCTGCTCGTCGTAACGCTGAGACAGCAGGTCGATAACAGGGTTGATGACATTGCCGTAGTCCACAACTTCCACTGGTTCCTCTCCAAAGTCGTCGATGATGAGGAAAGGTTTGAAACAGAGATTTTCCCATTGGTCTGGGTGTGTACGGTAGTATCGCACCAGTTGTTTGGCCGTCACCATTACAGCTTTAGAGCCACTACGCTCATTGATGATAGCGAGGTCGGCTATTGAGTCTATCACGGCTGCGATAGCTCTTGCCATTGTGCTCTTGCCATTACCAGGCAAGCCCATAAGAGTAAGTCCGAACTTGGTGCCAGGCTCGGTAAAGAACTGCGCCACCTGCTGGATGTAGGTCATGTAGTCATCGAGCAACGGTGTGCAGTGACGGTTTTCTATCTCTACTCTCACGGCAGTGGCGAGAGTGTGAACAGCTTCGTCGTAGCTCATATATCGGTTGCTGTTGGCAAGCCAGAACCTAAAACGAGGTTTTGTAGTCTTGCGCTGTAGCAGTAAGTTGTAGAGCTGCTCTACGTCGGTCGTTGGTTGTTGATTGTTCATTGCGGGTGTTGTTTTCTCGCAAGGCATTGCCTTGCGACCGTTTAACTGATTTATCCTCCGAGATTTTCTTATACCAGTTCTCGAAGTGTCGCTTGGCATCCTGTGCCGAGGTGTGGTGCTTATCCTGGTCCACTACATGCTTGCTCCACTCGTCGAGCAGGTCGTTGAGTTCATCGTCGTTGAGCCGGTAGTCACGTTTCATTTTCGCCAGCCACAGTGGCGAGCCCTTCATGGTTGCCAGGTGTGGCGAGTCGAGCAGTGAATACTCGGAGACGCTGCCATTGCGCCGCAGCTTTGACAGTTCTCTTAGGTATCGTTGTTGTATGCCTCGTGAGGTCAAGACCTGTTTGTCGCGGTAGATGTTTTCGCTGAACAGCCCGAGACGTACCATACACTCAATAGCTTCGCGCACAAACGCCTCATCAAAACCCAGAGACTCCGAGATAATGAAGGGCAGCTCACGGTCCCACTTCACGTAGTACCCATCGCGATAGATAATACAGAGCAGGTAAGCGTAGATAGCGACAGCCTTAGCGCTTTGGTACTTTATCAGTTTGCGGACTTTTATGTCCTGGAACAGGTCGGTCTCGAACGGGAAATGGTCGAGACCTGTTTTTGCTTTGCGTGGCATAACGGAATAATTTTTGAGTTATACAAGCCGATGGCTTGCACTACATGAACATCACAGACGCTGGGGCTTTTTCTGCAAGCCGCGGCTTGCAATACTTGACACCCTCGCCTCTTGTTAATCTTCGTTGAGGTAATTCTCGACTTCGGTGATGAAGTCCTGGACGGAGCGGCAGACGACGTGCTTGTAGCCATCCTTAGTGATGTAGTCACGCCAAATGCGTTGCAGCTGCGAGAGCACGCCGCGGGCGGTCTTCATCTCGATTAGCAGTGCGCCGTATCCATGTCGCTGCTTGAGCAGGATGAGGTCGGGCACTCCAGGGCGCACACCCTCGGCCTTGAGGCGGGCACCGGTGACCTTGTCGCGTCGGCCGCCGTTGGGGACGGCGAAGAGGTTGAGGCGCATGTTGGGGTGCTGGAGGTTGAACCAGTTGACACAAGCGCACTGAAGCTCGTGCTCCTCGTGTGATGGTTTCTTTCGTTTTGAGGGTTTCAGCCCCTGGCGTGCCAGGAGCTGTTCCCATGTGACACGTGGCTTGCCCATCAGTTCATCGCTTCTTTAAGGACCTTGCCAGGGATGAACTTCACAGTAGTGCGCTCGGGCACCATCACCGTCTCGCCGGTGCCGATGTTGCGTGCCTTCTTGGCCTTGAGTTTGGTCACCTTGAACGTGCCGAAGCCACGCAGGTAGATGCTCTTGCCCTTGATGAACGCCTCGGTGAGTATGCCCATAAGGGTCTCGATGTCGGTGTTAGCCTGGAATGTGGTGATGCCAGCCTTCTGTGCCAGCTCACGCGCTAAATCTTGTTTTGTCATGTTGTGGTAGATGTTTTTTGAATGTCGTTAATAATTGGTGTGATAGTGTTAATATCTTCGAGGAAGATTTTACGCTTGATTTTCTCGCTCATGTTGCGCATGAGTCGAGCTTGGTTGACCAGCCTGGGCTTTGTGTCACAGCCAAACACGAGTGCGGCATTGTCGAGATAGCGGCACAGTGCCTTGCAGTCGGAGTTAGATAGATTTATCATTGCTCTTTGTTTTTTTCTCGATGTCGATTGCCATCGCAATGCCGAGAGCCTGCGACATTAACGCTTTCAGGACTGGTTCTTTGACCATTCCTGATACAAGCGATTTGAGCAGCAGTTTGTCGTCCTTGCACTTGACGGCACACATTGAATCATCGCCTTTAGTCACGATCATAAAGCAGCCGTCGGTATTCTCTTCGAGCCATTCGGTCATTGCCAGGATAGTGTTCTCGATTTCTTTCATGAGTTGTCTAATGAGTTGTCTAATGGTGCCAGGAAAGAGTTCACCAGTTCGTCGAAGTAGAGCTCGTCGGTGGGAATATCGTCGTCGGCAGCCATTATTTGGTTAGCAATACTTTTCTTGCGGTGAATAATGTTGTAGAGCACAGGGTCGATGGTGCCACGACCGATGAGGTAGTAGCAGGTGACGTTGTCACGTTGCCCTATTCGGTGTGCGCGGTCTTCGCATTGCAGGCAGTCGGCATACGTCCATGGGAACTCGATGAACGCCACGTTGCTGCTTGCCGTGAGCGTGAGACCCACGCCAGCGGCCTTGATGGAGCAGATGATAAGCTTTGCCTTGCCCGACTGGAACGCATCGACGGCGGCTTGCTTGCTGGTGGCGTTGTCGCGCCCGGTGACGCGCACCGCATCAGGGAACGCCTTGCATAGTTCGTCCACTATCTCATGATAGGAGCAGAACAGTATGAGCGGCTTGTCGCTGTCGAGGAACACGCGCACGAAGTCGATGGTCTGCTTTACCTTTCCTTTAGCGGAGAGCGAGCGCAGCGTCATGAACCGCACCAGAGCCTCCATGCGCATCTTGCGCCTTATCTCCCAGTCGGTGCACTCCTTATACTCGCGCAGGTACTGAGCCAGGTCGTCGGCCGCGAGGCAGTACTCCTCACGATTGGATATTTCCACATAGAGGTCGCAGCGTGTCTTGTCGGGCAGGTCGGTGAGCACCTTTGCCTTCTCACGCCTTACCATGCAAGTGCTGTAGAGCCTGCTTGAGAGCTCGTCGAGGTTATCGCCCTCGCCATATTGTGCCAGAAACTGCTGTCGGCCGCCGAACTCGTTGAGTCGTCCCATGATGGAGAGTTGTGATACCAGGTCCTCGGGACGGTTGACCACTGGAGTGCCACTGAGCAGGATGCGCCACTTCTTGCCAGAGGCCAGCCCCTTGCAGAAGATAGTCTGCTGTGCCGACGGATCCTTAACACGGTGCGACTCATCGATGATGATACTGCGGAACATCTTGATGTGAGGACAGAAGACCACATCCTTGAGGCGGAACGACTTAGCTCCACCAGTGTCCCACACAAAGAACTTGCGCAGCGACTCATAGTTGACTATTGCCACGTGATACATGCGCATCTGTATGAGGTAGGGCCATGTGGTGCCAGTGCTGTTGGAGAGCACAAGTGCCTTCTTGTCGGTAAACTTCTCGACCTCACGCTGCCAGTTTATCTTAAGCGACGCAGGACAGATTACCAGGCATGGATAGGCGTTGGCTATGTCGATGATGGCAATAGACTGGAGTGTCTTGCCCAGTCCAGGCTCATCACCGATGATGAGGCGTTGCCATTGAAGCCCCTGGTCGATGCCCTCACGCTGGTAGGGATAGGGCTGAATCTTGAGGTTGTGTTTCATCTTCATTTCTTGAAAGGTCGAGGCACCACCAGTTGAATGCCAGTTCCTCGTATTTCTCACGTCCGCGGTTGTAGATCTCGTCACCACGGTTGATGAACTTCTTCATGACGCAGAAGTTTCGCTTGCTGATGCCATAGATGAAGTCGCGGTTGGAGCCCACGATGTCCATGTACCAGGCGCGTGAGCGGTCCCAGTCGAAGAAATCGACAGCCTCGTCAAACTCAGCTTGCGAAGCAGCGAATGTAGTCTTTAGGTCGCCCCCGAAGCCAAACGGCTGGAGAAACCAGTCCCACTTGCATCGGGTGTCGAGCGAGAAGGGGAATCCCCCATACTCAAACTGCTGCCCATGTCGTACAGAGACCTGTTGAGTGGATGCGCACTCCAGCACCTTGGCCAGGAAAGGGTCGCGCCTTGCCTCGGCACGCAATGCACGCTTCATTTCCTGTGCCTTGCGCCACTCGTCGTCGGCATAAGGCACACCGTCAACCGTGTGCTCGTAGTAGTTGACACGGTCGGGTTCCGTGATAATGGCATCGACCAGCGAGCCAAAACGGAAAGCCGCCTCACGGTCGCCGAAAGCCGGGCGAGGATGCATCAGCTCCTTAAGAGCCGTGAGGTCGGAGTTACTGACCTCACGACGCTGGTAGTAGTTATCGGGGTTCATAGTTAGTTACTTAGCCTTTACAACATCCTCGTAGCAGATGTGCTCGCTCTTGATGAGCTGTGGGTTGGTCTTATCGTTGGCAAGCTTCTCGCAGAATGTGAGCATCTTTTTGCACACCTTGGTCAAGTCCTCGACACTTAGAGTGCGTCCCTCATTGGACCACCACATGGAGATTACCTCGGCAAACCCCTCGGGGTTGAGCACAGTGATTTTCTTCTTTACCGAGGATTTGGGCTGATAGGTCGCCACCTCGGCAGTCGCCTGCTGGTCGAAGAGGTTTCCCACCTCGGCTGCTGCACGTCGCATTTCGGCTGCTGCACGTTCCTGCTGCTCACGCACGGCTTGCTCCTGAGCACGTCGTGCCTGCTCGGCTGCCTCACGCTCGGCCATTTCACGACGGATGCGCTCGGCCTCCTCGGCGTTGGCCTTAGCCATGGCCTCCAGCTGCTGGCGTCGTGATGGCATGCGGTCGAGGTATTCCTGGCGGAAGCTGACAATCTGCTCAGCAATCTGCTCGGCAATGTCTCCAGCGCAGGAGTTTTGTACATCTCCCCAGATGTGAGTGCACTCACCTTTGCCCAGCATGGCGTTGAAAGGGACGACGGGACGCACGTCTTCAAGACTGACTTGTGCGACAAAATTTTTCAGTTTGTCGTAGGACTCGCTATAGTTGTCGAGGGTGGTAGCATTGTAGATTGCCTTGATCTTGTTAATCACATCGGCCGCTGTCTCGTTAGCGGCGCGTCGGATCGCCTCTTCACAGTCGAGGCGATACTGTTGGCGAGCCTGTGCAATCTGCTGCTGCCGCAGCGCCTCGGCGCGTCGCCGTTCTTCCTCGGCTCGCTTGGCGGCAGCGTAGGTGTTGCGCTGCTGTTGCAGCTTGTGGGCCACGGTGCCAGCCTTGGCGGGGTCGATGTCATTCTCCAGAGAGGTGAACTCGGCGCGGATGGTGTCGAATAGCTTGGTGAGCGGTGAGCGTCGTTCGTTCATCTTCTTAACGGTCTTGCGAGCCTTCTCAATGAAAGTTGCTGCTTGCTGGTCGAGCTCGTCGGTCATGCCTTGCTCGGTGATTTGCCGCAGCAGCGCATTGCCGAAGGCGTTGCACTTCTCGGTTGAGGACACATTCTTATTGTACACTTTAGGAGTGTCGGCAATGAGAATGTCAACATTCTCGCTTTTGATGATAGTTAATTGTTTGCTCATAGTTTTGTTGATTATATTGTTAGTAAAAAAATGATTTTCGGTGGAAACCTTGCGAAGCTCACGGCGGGCAAGGCAAAGGTCATTCTGGATTGCAATTTAATGAAAGTAGTCACCATGCCAGGAGTCGGACCCGGCTTCGCCTCAACGCTGTGCGCCCCTGCCTTATCCGAGCCGCAGGGCAGCATGGTGGGTAAAAACCGCCCTGCTCTCACGAGTGGAGACGGTTTTCAACTAAAAAGGAATGTAATAAATTGATGTCAGAATGTGTCGTCGTTGTCGTCGCCATAGCCAGTGGCAGGGTCAACCGTGACCCCAGCCGAGAAGTCGGGTTGAGGGGCGAACGACTCGGGCTCGGGGGCGGCCTGTGGTTGGTCGTTGACACCATAGATGTCGTCGATCTCGGGCTGCGGCTCATCGACCACCTCGCTCTCCATGGCAGTGTACTTGCCGATGCGCACCTTAGGATAGGTCTTGAAGGCGTGCTTGATGCACTTTGCCATCAAGAAGGCAGGGTCGATGCTTCCATGGTTGGAAACATAAAGCTCGTTGGGGTTCTTGACCCACTGGTGTGCATCCTTATCCCAATAGCGGTTGTTCTCTTCGCTGTAGCCTTGCAGTCGCTTCCAGTCTTCCTCAAGCATCACACCATAGTCGATGGTGCCGTCGGCACGAGTGATGCGCATGTAGCAAGCGACTATTTTGGACTTGTGGGGGATGTTGCAGGTGTAGGAGACTGTCTTGCGTCCGTCGGTGTCGCTGAACGAGAAGCTGTCCTCCTCATAGACGAGGACAGGGTTGTCGGCATGACGTATCTGTCCTGCACGTGTTCGCAGCACCAACTCTCCGTAGCCCGAGACGGTGAGCCGTAGGCGAGGCTCATAGACTTTGTTGCCGTTGCGGTCGATGCCAACGCTCACTTTTCTTCCCTGCAGATAGCACAGTGCGCGTGTGCCTGGCTCAAGAGAGAGTCCCGACACGGCGAGGTCGATGAACGAGCAGAAGATGCTGAACTTGGTGGTCTTCTGCAGTTTGTCGTTCTCGGACAGGATGCGGTTGAAGAAGATGGACTCGCGCTCGTAGGCTGCATCGCCTGTGCCAGCTCCCCATAGTGTGTCGTGGATGGTGATGAAGCGCTGCTTAACGAGGTCATGTTTCACGATGTCGAGCGGATTAAGGCTGTTGATCTGCTCGACGGTAATTGCGATGTTACTCATAATAGTGTTGATTTAGATGTTAGTGGCTTTGTTTAGAAAAAGAGGGCGGGCCATTACAACTCGCCCTCATATCAACAATAATCATGAGCCAAAGCCATTACTCATGTTTTGTTTCTTTAGGTTGGCGTGCAGGACTCGAACCTGCGACCTTGGGTGTGCCCATGCTCTAACCAACTGAGCTAACGCCAACGGGGTTACTATATAATTGGCAGCTCTGGGCGCTACCCCAGATTGAAAAGCCATGCTTACTTGCCTGTAGTGTCACATGATCGCCTGTCGTGAACGTGTGGGTGGTTGCTGCCTGTAGCCCAGTAACTCGGTGCCTTGGCAGCTATGGTGCTGCCACACCGTCACTTCATGTGAACTTGCTTATAGTAGAAGCACAGGCGGGACTCGAACCCGCAACCCGGCGCTCTCTTAGCGCCGCTCTGACCATTGAGTTACTGTGCTTGCCTCAAAACAATGAAAAAGTTACCTATTGAATTGCTTAGTAGTATCTTTTCCACAGGGCGAGGAGGTCGCGGCCGAGGTAGCGCCGCTGGTAGCCCTTGTTGAGACGGACGGCGACGTAGCCTGCCGCCTCGTATCGCCTAAGGGTTCGGCGGTCTATGCCAAGCAGCTTAGCCGCCTGGACCACGCCGTAGGAACCGTTGGGTGATATATTTGGCTGTGTGGGTGTCATTGCGCGTCGAAGATGTTGAGTTCGTTGATTAAGCCTTTTCTGCCCCAGTGCTGGGAGAGGCGGTAGCAGCCGTAAGCCAGGGCGAAGCCCGTGAGCTTGGTGATGAGCAGTGCCGTGAGGCTGGCGCTCTCGCTGAGGATGAGCAGCATCGCCACGGTGGCGAGAGCTGCAAGGGCGTCGATGCGCCAGTTGGTGAGAAGTTGGAGGTAAGGTTTCATAGTGGTTGATGTTTAGTTGTTGATACCCATTGCATCCTTAATCTCTTGCGCCTTGTCTTTAGGGATGTAGCGTTTTGTGAGCTCGCCTGCGTGCTTACCGGTCTTCGCCATCTTGTAGTAGTATAGCCCGCCTTTGGCACCCATGTAGATGTCGTAGGTGCCTTCCTCGTCTTCCCATTGTGCGCCGATAGCGACGTCGGGCTGCTTCTCCTTGGTGGTGGTTGACTTGGTGGTGCGCTCAATGCTGAATGTGTTACCGTTGCGTACCAGGTTACCTTTCTCGGTTGTCTCGCCGAAGCAGGTTGCGGTGGCGAGCACGATTGCGATTGTGATGAATAACTTTCTCATGATGTTTTATTGTTGATGATGTTAATTGTTGCAGGGTGGTTCTTTGCTCAGCTCTACCATGCGTCGGATCTGTGTGCAGTAGCGGCCGTTGATGGTGTTGCGCCCCTTGACACAGACGCGGCAGTATTGGTTGCAGGGGGATGTGTACTTTTCCATCATGCTGTGCGGGTTACTTCAAGCCTGTTCAGCTCACGGTTAATAGCGGTCGCATATCGGCGACCTGGGAGTTCAAGATGCATGAGGCTGATGGTTGCTCGGACATTGTTTGTCCTTGTCAGCGGGAACACCAGCATGTCACCACATTCCATGCGTCTCAAAGCGGGTTTTATTTCTCTTTTTTCTTCCATAATTTCAGGTCATTTTCTTGCCGTTAAGCAATTAATTAATTAACTTTACGGTGCAAAGTAAAATAAAATTTTACTAATAGACAAATATTTTTTCACTTTTTTCAAAAATAATTTGACTTATGTTTAATATTGGCTTGAAAATAAAGGAGTTAATGGGTCAAGAAAAAATTGACGCACCAGAGTTGGCAAAGCGCATAGGAAAAACTAAGCAAGCGGTTTATGCAATGCTTGACAAAGAAGATATAAACACAGCAGTGCTAAGAGACATATCTAAGGTCTTTAATGTCCCTATCACATTCTTCTTTGGAGACAGTAGTCAAGAAAATGTTGACCTATTGAAAAAAGAAATTCAATCATTAAAGGACGAGGTGCAAAGGCTACGTGAACTAAAACTACCTGAAAGAAATGACAAGGCACTTGATGTGAGCATGAAGTTTTTTGAGGCGGCAAAAGAAATGTTTTCGTTTTATAGTCAGATGAAAGGAGAATGAAAGAAAACGCCGAAACTACTTTTGTGTTTGGAGAGAACAAAATTGAAATAATGGATAAATAACTACTTTCATAAAATGCGAATTAGATTAGGACAAGAATATGATGTTATTGAATCAGCAACTGTCATTACTCATGATGACAAAGATGTGTCATTCAAGATTGATGAATTGACAATACGTTTTATTTTTAAAGTTGACAAGTCAAATGAAGATACTTCTTTATCTTCTGAGATAGTTGACAATAAAACCCTGAACTTGATATTGACTAATTATAACAATCCATTAGGCCAGGGATTATTAAGACCAGTTGAACTTGGTTCATATAATGGAGACCGTTTATTGATATCATTTATGATTTATAGCCTAAATGATACTGGCGCAAAAACAATACATGTCACTTTTTTAAGTAGAAAAAAACTTCCTAACAATGAGCAAAAAGAGTCCAAACAATAAATCTCATGCACATAATTCGTCTTTTGATAACCCTGTAATTAATTCACAGGACATTTATGAGGGTGGAGGTTTTTCGCAAATTAACACTAAAGATTTACTTAATAATGAAGTTGCCATTAAGCAACTGATTAATGATCATAATAGTAAGGCAAAAGAATTAGAAAAATCTAAAGCTTTGGTTTCAAAATTACAATCTGATTTAGAATACCAAAAGACATCACCTGTTTTTGCTAGTTTTTCTGCCGTTTTTAATGTTGTTGGTTCTATTCTTATTGCTATCGGGAGTAGCTTTTTAGCAAATGCCAGTAATAATATTCCAAAATGGCTTATAGGTTTAGGTGGGATTCTTGTTTTATTTGGCAATCTAATGACTATTATTCACGGAAGGATACATGGTTGGGTCAACAAAAGCTAAGTAGTAACGATTAATCTTTAGTGGACATGAAGCACATAGAAATTATCATAGGCGGTCGATATGATGTAGTTGACGATCAAGGCACTCGGCATAGTGTTGAGGTGCTTCGTGACAATGGCAACGGGACGCTGATGGTGCGTGTTGACGCTGCCGATGAGCCTCAGCCGATGGTGAAGGCTCAGCTTGAGGAGCTGCTATCTAATTCTCCTTCAGATGGTGCTTATGCCGTTCACTCAGGCAAAATAGCCAAAGATGAGTTGAGCAAAGGCAAGAACAGCTCAAATAAGAAAGAACTAAATGATATTTCTAAAGACAATCGAAAAACAACAAAGAAAGGCATCACAAGAGAAGGCATTATTGGCTGTTTAAGCTGGTTGTTGATTTTAGGGCTTCCCGTATTAATTGGTTGGTCTATATCTTATTGCAGCAAACGAGATGTCAAACAACCGAAGCAAACAATTAAGTCTAAAACAAAAAGCACCAGCACACAACCGGATAGAGAAATAGAACAATTTGTCATTACATCAGCAGACGACAGTGTATTTCACTATTCAACTGCATGCAGCCAATTAGGCATTTCTCCATATCTTTCAAATGAATATATTGAACGCAAGGTAGGGAAATGGATGTGCCGTGAGTGTGGCATTAAAGAGGCAGAATTTCTTATTCATAAGGAAGAATATTTAAATGATTTAAGGGAGCTTGATAGCATTCATTAGCATAACCAATGAGAACTATATTAATAACATCTATCCTTTTACTGCTAATGGCGTGCTCCAACGGCAACCACGAGCAAAGGCAAGAAAAAATCCATGTCGCCACCGTTGCGATGAGCGACACGGTTTACATCTGCGACAGCGAGGGAGCCAAGCGTTTTCACGCCTCCGATACCTGCAAGGGCTTGTCGAACTGCGGTAGCGACATTATAGCACTGACTCGTGAGGATGCCGAGGACACAGGACGAACTTATTGCCACAAATGCTATGAACGATAA